AAAACCACTGTACGCGAAAAATAAGCGGCTGGTTCGATTTTCTTTGCCAAAATTTGCCATAAAAAACCGTTGAACTGTATGGAAAAATATGGTAAAATCCATGGTGTTAAGGGAACTGCACACATTGGAGGAAACAACCATGGACAAAGTGAGATTTTTGATGTCGGATACCGGGGCACAGATCACGGCGGCCTGCCGCGAAGCACTGGAGCAGAAAGGCGTGGAGGTCACGGTCGTGGAAAAGGACGGGAACAAGGTCCTGCAGAAGATGCTGTCCGTCCGGCCGCAGGTGGTGCTGCTGGACGCCTTTATGCCGGGGCTGGATGCACTGGCGGTCAAGCAGCGCTACAATGCCGCCGGGGAGCGGCACACGTCCTTTTTTGTCACCGGTGCATTCCAGAGCGAAGAAATGGTGCAGGAATTGCTGGACGAAGGGTTTGCCTACTATTTTGTCAAGCCATTTGACGAAAACGTGCTGGCATCCCGCGTGCTCAAGGTGGCTCTGGGACAGGAAAAACGGGTGCTCCACACCAGCGTGGACAGCGACGAGCTCACCGTGACCGAGATCCTGCACCAGATCGGTGTGCCTGCCCACATCAAGGGTTACCAATTTCTGCGGGACGCCATCCTGCTCACGATGAACGAGCCGGAGTATATCAACGCGGTGACCAAGCGCCTGTACCCGGAGATCGCCAAGCGCAACGGCACCACCGCCAGCCGGGTGGAGCGCGCTATCCGCCATGCCATCGAGGTGGCATGGGACCGGGGCGATGTGGATACGTTGAACAGCTACTTCGGCTACACCATCCATAACCTGCGCGGCAAGCCCACAAACTCGGAGTTCATTGCGATGATCGCCGATAAGATGCGGCTGGATAAACGGCAAAGGGTGGGGTAAACAAGTGACGTATATAGGTGATATTTAAAGGCATAAATTGGAATCTTTGGAATCGTGACTTTTGTTTATCGCTATAAAAAATGTAGAATTATGCTCTCATAGCGATAAATAAGTCAAACGAATGGCGATAAATCTCCTGTATTTATTGGGTGTAGTGCCCGATATGTACAGGAGGTTTTCTTTTATGTTGGCAAGAGATATTGAAATGTTCATTGAGCACTGTGGATTGAAAGGGCTGAGCACGAAAACCATCAACAGCTACGAACAGACACTTAGGCTCTTCATGCAGTATATGGACGAGCAGGGGATTTTACTAACTGAGAAAATCACCCATCTTGCGATACAGGGCTACATAAAGAGCATTAAGGAACGCGGAAAGTACACGGTTACTACGAATCCGAACAGCGGAAACTATCCGGATCGGAGAGTTGATTTTGGAAAGCGAGTGTCGGACGTAACAATCAACAACTATCTGCGGAACCTGCGAGTTTTCTTCAATTGGTGCGTGGAAGAGGAACTGATTCTCCGTTCACCTGTGAAGAAAGGCGACTTTGTTAAAGTAGAACGAAAACCATTGGAGTTCGTTTCGGATGAAGATTTCAAGCGACTGCTGAAGAGCATGAATAGTGCGAGCTTTAGCGAATACCGCGATTCCATCATTATTCAGCTTCTACTCGATACAGGCATGAGAGTAAATGAGTGCTTGCTGATTGAAGTGACAGATTTAGACATGGTGAAGCGGTGCATTAGCCTACCAGCAGACAACACAAAGGGTAAGAAAGCGCGCTATGTGTTTTTCTCGGATAAGATGGCAACACAGCTTCAACGGTGGATAAAGTATAAAGACCGTTACCGTGATAGCGATTTCCTGTTTTGCACGAATAAAGGTAAGAGAATACAGGTGAGCAATTTCGAGGCCAATGTTCGCAAGTATGCCCAGCGGATAGGGCTAAATGACATTCACCCGCATGTTTTCCGAAACAACTTTGCAAAGCGCTTCCTTATGAGTGGTGGGGATATTTACACACTTAGTAGATTATTAGGACATAGTAGTGTGACTGTGACAGAACAAGCATATCTGGACATCACTCAAAATGACCTTGCTGAAATGTACCGAAAACATAGTCCTCTTAGCAAAATTATCTGATTTTGGCCAATCAAATTCTATTCTAGGTTAAACGATTTGCTTCGCCTTGGCATAATTCATCAGTAAGAATATTAAAAGGGGCACGCACACGACCATTTTGGACAGTATTATCCTTTCTGAACAAAATTAGAAAGGAAATCCCTGTCCATGAAAAAATTGCGGAATGAAAAACCAGAACTCTCAAAGAAAAGCCCCTTCTACATAACTAAGTACCGCTACTACGAGCTGAAAAACTTTTGCTTGCAGTACCCGGACTGGAAAAAGGCTTTAGAACAAGTCAACGGGTGGGAATCGAGCAGCCACGAGGTTTCTGGAATTATAAGAGGAAGCCTCCCGGAAAGCTCAACGGAGCGGCAAGCTATGATACGAGCCTACTATTCGATGCACATTGATATTATTGACCGCTGTGTTGCAAAGCTGGAACCTGCCATTGGTCCATACGTATTAAGAGGTGTGACGGAAGAGGTGTGCTATGATGCACTGAGAGCCAATGGGTGTCCGTGCTGCAGAAAAACGTACTACAAGCTTTACCATTATTTTTTCTGGCTCCTGAGCAAAGAACGGCAGTGAACGCGAAAATTACAGGCTGCTTTATGGAACGAATATTCACTGTTTAAATGCAAAGGAGAACAACATGTTTAATAGCAAAGTGAATCACATGACCGTTATCGTGAAGGGTGTCAGAGATGATGACTACGAAGGACGTGAGCTGATGATGGAAGTCGTTCGTCGGAACTGTAAGATGGACCCGAGGCTGGTTAGCCAGATGGTCTATTCGATCAGAACCTACGAAGACGGAAAGAAGAAGCGCACGGACTTCAATGTCGAATTCGAGGCATTCAGCATGGGCGGGATCATCCGTGATTTTGAGCTGCTGAAAAAAGCAGGTGTGATCAAGCAAGTAGAAAAGAAGCAGTATACGAATTATCTCGTTTACTAAGAAAGGCTGGAGCCGTGGAGAAATCTGCGGCTTTTTATTTTTTTGCCTGTTCGTGAAATTTTCATCTTCCTTTATGGAAGTAGAGGGCATATTGGAGGATGATACTATGAAAGCTAGATATGTCATTGGAAAGAAACTTTTAGGGACTGTACCTTTTATGAAAGCTGGCAGTGCTGCAATTTGCTTGGTGGCGACAACCATGGAAGCATATATGGCATACATCAAGCTGCAAAAGGCAAGAGAAAATTTGGATTCTGACAAGACAAAAGGCAATAAGTAAATTAAAAAACACGCCCTCTGCTTTTTGTTCGCGAAATTTTCATCTTCTTTTATGGAAGGAGATAGCTCAATTGGTAGAGCGCTGCTGGAATGCAGAGGTTACGGGTTCGATTCCCGTTCTCTTTCTTTTTTATTCTAGGTTAGCCAACGCGAACTTTTCGTATTCTATTATGGAAGGATGTCTTCTGAAAATTGAAAGGAGAATTTATTATGAGCAAACGAGTAAAGACTACCTATGATCGAGGCTATGTGAACGCAATGGACAAGATCCGCGTATTCATCGAGAGCAACCAGAAAGTCATGTACATTGATACAGGCGAGTACAAGAACGCTCAAAGTGCACGCGCGGCTTATGCCAATGCAATCGCGTTGATTCGGGCAAAAGGGATTGTGAGACCTGCTTGCAATCGTAACGACCTGTTCTTGATCAGAAACGACATTTAAGGCGTAAGGGAGCCGTGGAGAAATCTGCGGCTCCTTTTATTTTCATCACGCACACGACCGGTTTATCCATTATTCTATTACAAAGGAGATTTGAAAATGTACATCATCATTGGTCTGGGGCTTATCTGTGCGACCATTGGCTTCGTGGTTGGTTCTGCTGTTCGGTGGAAGATTGACTACGAGGCCGAAACGATTGGCTCCCTTATCGTTGCTCAGGCAGACGAGAACGAGAACCCAAGTCTGTTCTTGAACTTGGGTGGGGAATCCGTAGACTTTGCCGATAAACAGTATGTTATTCTCAAAGTGAACAAGGTGAGTAAACTGAAGCCGCGAGAAAAACATTCTGTTTAATGGAGAAAACTCCAAATATTGACTTAAAAGGAGATAATCAAAATGGAAGAACTGAATGCAGTCCAGAACGAAAAGTTGATGGACGAAACAATTAAGCACGAGCTTGAACGAATTAAGGATCTGACACCGGGAAGCGATGAGTACAAGGCTGCCTATGAGTGTGCTGCAAAGTTCTACGAAATTCGCGTTAAGGAGAAAACAAACCTTGCCGACAAGAATGCACGAGAGGATGAGCTTCAGATGAAGAACAACGAACTCAAAATCGAAGCAAACAAAGCGGAGAAGGCTTGGAAGACCGAGGTGGCGAAGGTCGTAGCAGGCATTGCATCAACCGCTCTGGGGGCATTTCTGATGATTCACCATGACCGGTTCTGGGCTATCTGTTCGGCAGGCGGTGTGCAGGTGTTTGACGATCGCTATAGGGACGGCAAGATGATCTACAAGGAATACGGAAAGAAGTCTGTATAAAGGAGGGACAGGAGAGGCTGCGGAGAAATCTGCAGCTTCTCTTTCTTTTATGAGATACCATAATCTACCACCTGAAAATTGGACGAACTACTATGGTCAAACGTACCGGTGCAATCATCCGGTCTATCGCATCAGTACATTATATTTGGACCATGAAAAAGGCCTTTGCGTTATCCAACAACGTTTTAACGAGAAAACGAAATCCACCACATGGAGCGCTATTGACCCATGGCTGAACGACAAAATCTATCTGCACGCTGGTTTCAAGGAATATTTTGACCATCATGCAAAGAAAAAAGATGCGAATGGTTACTATCCCACCGTCACGGTTAGACAAATCATGTGGGCTTTACGCATGAAACCGCTGAAAAAAGAACGCTGGGAGACAGTGTTTGATAGAAGTTTGATTTAAAAAGGAGAAGAACCCTATGGAGGACTTAATGCTTATCCGGTCAAGTTTTATGCGCCGAATCATTTCTTCGGCTATCAACAAGGCGATTGCCAAGCAGAAGTACGGTATCAAGGTCAATCTGGATGATATTCGGGCCGAATGGTCTGATAAGGAGCAGAAGGTGAAGATTCACCTAGAACTGGATGCCGAGATGCCGAAGGCCGACCTCATAGATATTTTGAAAAAGGCAGGAATCTGCTGACGCGAAAAATTCATGCCATCTTATGGAGATATGAAATCTCAAAATTACATTTTGGAGGTATGAAATTATGAAAAAGATGGTAAAAGTGATTCTGGTATGCACGGCAGTATTATGTGCTATTGATCAAATTATGCGTTTTACCGGTCCGTATGCTATAGCCCATATTTGGAACGACATGGTTCTGGATGGGAATTATGCGGCCGCAGATGCGATCAATGCGAAAATCAACAGCAAATATTGCAAGCGTGACCAGAAAGTATTTGAAATCTTTACAGACTGTTTCGCCAGCCTTGGTGAAAAGATGAGAAATTGTTGATGACAGGCTCAGAGCCGTGGAGAAATCTGCGGCTCTTTGTCTTTTATATTTGAAGGGAGAAGCCTATGAACCTCATGAAATCCGCGTCCCGGTTCTTGAAAAAGAATGGCGGGACAATCTTGGCAATTGGCGCTTCCGTGGGAGTGGCGTTGACTGCCATCGAAACGGGTAAGGCGAGTATCAAGGCAGAGAAGCTTATTGAGATGAACTCTGCAGAGCCTGCGTATACCACGAAGGAAAAAGTGAAGGACTGTTGGAAGTTTTATCTGCCTGCTGCGGCACTTGGCGCGGGCACCATCGCGTGCATCCTCGGCTCCAATGCACTGAACAAGAAGCAGATTGCGAGCCTGACCGCTGGCTACATGGCACTTGGAAAGGCATATCAGGAGTATCGGCAGAAAGTGATTGAGAATTTTGGTATCGAAAAAGAAGCCGAGATTCACGATCAAATCAAAGAAGAAAAGCTTCCGGAAGTCCGTGAAAAGATGGAAGAGGAGAAGCTGCTCTGCTACGAGCCTATCTCAAAAAGATATTTCCATGCCACCGAGATCGAATTGACGGACGCTTTTTACAATGCCAATCGGTATTTTGCATTAAACGGCGAATTGTCAATGAACGATTTCACTTCCTATCTGCCGGGGTTGGACTTCACGCCAGAAGGGGATACACTGGGGTGGTGCGCAGAATACCTCGCCAATGAGTGGGAGTATTACTGGATTGACTTCAACTATTATAAGCAGACGACCGATGATGGACTGGAAGTCTACTATGTAGAAGCATTTCAGGAACCCATTAAAGAATTTCTGGATTATGATGTTATGAAACGGCATTTGGATTATAAAGGAGTTTGACATTTATGAAGAACATTAACTGGTGGAAAGTTGCATCTATGGCAATGCTGGCAGCAAGCGCAATCATGGGCTTTGGTCATGACCTGATCGAGGATAAAAAGACCGAGGACGACATGCGAGACATGGTTCGGGAGGAAGTTCGCAAGCAACTGTCGGAAAAGAACCTCTAATCGCGAAAATTTCCAACGCTATTATGGAGAAATCCTAAAAGAATTGGAGGTAAAAAATTATGTTCGATCATGAATACTTCAAGCAGGTGGATTCTGAGATGCTGGGTGCCTTAAAGGTGCTGGGGCGAGCAATGCTTAGTGCACTTGATGCGCTGATCTGGTACTTGCTCCTGCAGCCGATTCGGCTCTACAGCTGGTTGACGGATGACCCTGCTCCGGTAAGAAGGAGAGGAGCATACAAAAACCGCCATTGTGCGGAGGATACGCTCTACTAAGAAGCAAAGGGCTGTGGAGAAATCTGCGGCTCTTTCTTTTATATTTTACGGAGGTATGAAAAATGAACCTGAAAACATTTGGCAAGAAAGTGGGAAAGGGTATTGCAAAGAACCTTCCCAAAATCCTGGTCTGCGGCAGCATTGCGGGCATGGTCACGAGCGTAGTTTTCGCCGTCAAGGCAACTCCCAAGGCGATGATCCTGCTCGATGAGAAGAAGCAGGAACTTGGCACGGAGAAGCTGGATGTAAAAACCATCGTGAAGACGGCTGCTCCGGCTTATATTCCTACGGCAATTTCCATGGTAGCATCTGCGGGCTGCATGATTGGTGCCATGAATGAGAACGACCGGCGCAATGCAGCTCTGGCGGCCGCATATTCTCTGAGCGAAAGCGCCCTGAAACAGTATCAGGAGAAGGTCGTGGAAACCATCGGCGAGGAGAAGGAGAAAGAGCTTCGCCAGACCATCACCCTTGATAAGATGGCAAAGCAGCCGGAAGAAACGCCGGTTATTGTACCGGCAGCCCGCGACGCATCTTATGACCAGCTGGTCGAGTGCTATGAAAGCTTCTCTGGAAGATATTTCAAGACGACCGTAAACGCGCTGGATCGGGCGATGAACGGCCTGAACAAACAGCTCCTGAGCGATTTTCGTGTGACCCAGAATGACCTGTTCGATTATCTGGGACTGGAGCACACCAAGAACGGCGACCTTTTGGGCTGGGATACGGATTCCACGCTGACCATTGAAACATTCTATAGTTCCAAGCTGGACGAGGACGGAATGCCTTGCATGGTTCTGGACTACAGCACGCCGCCGAAGTGGCTGGGGTACTGATTCGCGAAATTTTCACCGACTGTTATGGAGGTATACTCCAACATTTATATTTTAATTAAAGGAGAATCACTATGGAAAACGAAATGATGAACAACATGGACGCTATGACTGAGAACCTGACGGATGCAATGCCGGAGGTCGATAACCTGGTGCCCAGTGTGGACGAGAACCATGCGGAGATGTCGAGCGCATCTGGTAGCTTTGGCAAGACGGCAGTATTCATGCTGGCTGGTGCCGCAGCTTACAAGGGTGCTGAGCTGCTCTGCAAGCACGTACTCGTTCCGCTGTGCTACAAGGCAAAGAACTGGATTGACAGCAAGAAGGCGAAGGACGAGCCCATCGAAGCAGAAGCGACCGAAGTGGTGGAAACCGACGAAGAATAATCTGTTGGATAACCGTGACGGAGCCGTGGAGAAATCTGCGGCTCCTTTTATTTTTACAAAGGAGAATAACCATGGAAAAGAAAAATAACAAAAAGTTCAACTGGAAAAAGGCTGCAGTAATCGGTGGCATCTTTGCTGCGGGTGTGGCTGTTGGCGTTGCCGGGGATAAGGCTTACATCAAGGTGATGTTTAAGAAGCACTATCAGGATATTCTGAAGGATTACCGGCTCCGTGTGGACACCGGAACCACTATCAAGGGTGTGAAAAAGGTTATCATCAGCATTACAGACAAGACGACCGGCAAGACCTTTGGCACTACCTGGTTGCCTGAGACCGCAAAGGAAATTGGTGAAACCATCCTCCAGTATGCAGAGGAGGGTATGGCCAATGGCTAAAATCGAAATGCCTTCCAGCAGCATCAACTCCACTGGCGAATCGCCTAAGAAACAGCTGAAGAAGGTCACGACCGGTAAGGTGACCATCAAACAGGAGAGCGAGATCCAGAAGCTGGCGCATAACTTTCTCGCAGAAGACCTGCAGACGATTCGCGAAAAGCTGTGGACGGATTACATTCTTCCCGGCATTAAGAACATGGTGTGCTCTGCAGTCAATATCGCACTGTTCGGTGTTGACCGTTCCCGCACCAATACGAACGGATATTCTCAGCAGCGTAACAGCTATAGCAGCTACTACGCAAATGCAAACCAGAGCCGTCCTCCGCAGAACAACTATCGCCCGAACCGGCTGGACTGGCAGAACATCACCTTCGATAGCTATGCCGATGCGAATGATGTTTTGAACGAGATGGGCCATGCGCTCCACGAATACGGGCAGGTCACGATTGCTGATTTTTACGATGTTGTGGGAATTACCCGTGATGCTCGTGATTATCAGGACTGCAAGTATGGCTGGTATGACCTTGGGCCTGCATCTATCAAGGGTGTTCCGGGCGGCTACACTATCGTATTTCCGAAACCTGTTCCTCTGAACTAATTGAAAGGACTGATATTTTATGAAAAAGGAAGAAATCATGACTAAGGCAACGCAGATGTTGTCTAAGACTGCATTCAAGCTGAAGAAAGCAAGCCCGACCATCATGGTGGTTGGCGCTGCAATCGGTGGCGTAACTGCAACCGTTCTGGCCTGCAAGGCGACCCTGAAGGCGCAGTATATCCTGGCCGATCATAAGGCCAATATGGAGAAAATCCACGAGACTAAAGATAAGGTGGACTCCGGGAAAATTCAGCTGTCGGAAGGTGAGACTTACACTAAGGAAGACCTGACGAAGGACATCACCACGACTTACATTAAGACCGGCATGAAGCTCGCAAAGGTGTATGCACCAGCGATTGGTCTGGGCGCAGCATCTCTCGGTTGCATGTTTGGCAGTCATCATATCATGACGAAGCGGAATGCAACGCTGACGGCCGCTTACATCGCGCTGGAGCAGTCTTTCAACGGCTATAAGAACCGTGTCACCGACCGCTTTGGTGAGCGGGTACAGCATGAACTGGAGCAGAACGTCAAGGCCGTGGAGGTTGAAACCAAGAAGGTCGATGAGAACGGTGTAGAGGAAGTCATCAAAGAGTACAAGGATATCGCTGAGCAGGCAGATGATCCGTGCACTCTGATTTTCGATGAAACTGTGGACACGTGGGAGCGGGATGCCGACCTGAATCGGAACTATCTGCTCCTCATGGAGTCTGCAGCGAACAAGAAACTGCGTTCTCAGGGGCATCTGTTCCTGAATGAGGTGCTCACCATGATTGGCACGCACGGCGGTCAATCTCTGCGCACTCCTACTGGCCAGGTCGTTGGCTGGGTATACAATCCGAACGACACTTCGCTGCACAACCATGTGGATTTCGGCCTCACGAGCTTTGAATCGAGCGATGAGGCACTGAAGAGCTTCCTCCGTGGCGAGGAGCGTTCTGTCATTCTGCACTTCAACTGTGACGGCATCATCATCGACAAAATCTAACTGATATTTTGGAGGACAAGCTATGACCAGATACGTAAAGACTCTTTCCTATGTATTTGCAGCCATGGCCGGAGTGTGTTTCGTATCCGGTCTGGCAGTCCTTTCTGAGTGAAAGGATATTTATGGACGGTTTAGAATCGGTGTTTCTATTTCTCGATTATTTGACCGACACGAAACGAAAGCGGCATCTGGTTGGAGGGGTCCTCATGAGCGTTTCACTCTTCTTTGGAGGACTGGCCTTCACCATGATGACGATTAAAGGAGAAGAAGCAGATGAAAAAACTGATGTGTGATGCCCTGATATTTGTAGGCGGATTTGCTGCTGGCGTGGCCACGATGCACTTCCTGATGCGTGATCTTTACAAGAAGCAGGCAGATGTACTGGTCGAGGACGCTCGGAACCATTTTAAGCAGCGTGAACAGGAGCTGGATACGACTATCGAGCAGCGGGCAAACGAAAAGGCATATGATCTCATGGGTGGCCCGTATCGTCAGGAGGAAGATTCTGAGAAGCCGACCCATGAGCCGATGGAGGCTATTGAGATCATTCCGAGCGACGAGTTCGGTAACGAGGACAATTACGAAAACAGCTTCCTGACCTACTATGCAGACGGTATCCTGGCTTATGATAGTGATGGGAGCAGGGTAGAGGACATTGAAAAGGTGATTGGCCCTAAGGCTCTGGATAATTTTGGAGCAGAAGAACCTGATCTTGTCCATGTCCGCAATCACAATTACCGGAAGGACTACGAAGTTCTGAAGGTGCGCAATAAGTATGCGGACTTGTATCCTAACTCCGGAGAGGAGTATGAATGATATTTAATGATATGACCAGTCAGTATTTTGACTGGCTGCGTGAAACGGTTTGCGGAAGATGGGAACCCAGAAACCTTTCTTTCCACAAGCTGCTTGCGTTTTTGTTTCAGCAAGACTTTATTCCATCCTGTGAGATGGATGCGAGCCGTGCTGAGGATGGGCGAGACCTGCGCTACCGATTCGCTCAGGAAAAAAGTATCCCATATGCAGCGTTGAACAGTGCAACGAGCGGGATGCCATGTAGTATGTTGGAGATGATGGTGAGGCTTTCCATCCGCATCGAAGAACATATCATGGCAGATTCTGAAGCAGGAAACCGAGTGGGACAATGGTTCTGGAGCATGGTTGTCAGTCTTGGGCTGGCAGCTATGGACGATGCTCGGTTCAACGAGGGTCGCGCTCAATTTATCATCGATCGTTTCAATCAGAGAGCCTATCAGCCGAATGGAGCTGGTGGGCTCTTTACTTTAATAAGCCCGAACGTGGATATGAGACAGTTAGATATTTGGTATCAGCTGATGGCGTATCTCAACGAAAGCAACATGTGATGGTGTACGTATCGAAAATATGCATCCCGATGGAAGGTGTAATAGAGCAAGTTCTCCATGATTCCGTCGTTTTGATGCGAATTACAGCATGTAGGAATACCGAGCACATTGGTCGGCTGATTTTGGCAGACCTTAATTATTGGAGGAAAAGTGACTATGAATAACATTTATTACGAACTCGCACAGACTCAGCTGGCACTGGATGCCGCCCAGAAGGCGATTCGCCGCCAGAGGGGCAAGCTTTTTGGCAAGAACCTGCTGCTGGTAGGCACCATTGGTCTGTTCTGGACTGCCTGCAAGATGCTGGATGAAAGCGAGAAAAAGCGCAAGGCTGAAAAGGAACGCGCCGATGCTGCCGAAGCAGAACTCGCAGAGATGCAGTTTGAAAAGGACATTTGCTGCGATGGCAAGGCGAGTGTCACGAAAAAAGATGTCTGATACAGACCTCGTAGAAAGGAGGAAGTCAGTTACCAATGATTGATTTCCTGATGATTGCAACGCGCACGGGAAAACGCGGTGTAATCGAAATCTATCCCAAATTCATCATCAAAAAGTCCAAGGACTTGATGATTCGGGGTTCTGATTTCTACGCTATCTGGCTGGAAGAGCGAGGATTGTGGAGCATTGACGAACAGGATGCACTTCAACTGATTGACCATGAGTTGGATATTTACACGAACGAACACAAGGAGCATCTGGATAATTACCGGGTGCTCCACATGTGGGATGCTGAATCGGGTATGATTGACAACTGGCACAAATATTGCCAACGTCAGATGCGGGACAACTACCATACGCTGGATGAGCAGCTGATATTTGCGAACACTCCGGTCAAAAAGGAAAGCTATGCATCCAAGAGACTCCCTTATGTGCTGGAACCAGGGAACATTGACGCCTATGATGAGCTGATGCAGACACTCTATTCTCCAGAGGAGCGAGAGAAAATCGAGTGGTGTATCGGTTCTATTGTCAATGGCGATTCCAAGACGATTCAGAAGTTCATGGTTCTCTATGGTCCGCCCGGTAGTGGTAAATCCACAGTGCTGAACATCATCCAGAAGCTCTTTACTGGATATTATGCGGCATTCGATTCTCAGGCACTGGGTTCAGCATCTAATGCATTCTCACTGGAAGCTTTCAAAGCGAACCCTCTGATCGCAATTCAGCATGAAGGTAACCTATCCAAAATCGAGGACAATACTCGTCTGAACTCGTTGGTGTCTCATGAGACCATGATGGTTAATGAGAAGTTCCGTAGCGCTTATGCCAATCAATTCAAGAGCTTCCTGATTCTCGCCACAAACAAGCCTGTCAAAATCACCGATGCGAAGTCCGGTTTGATTCGCCGATTGATCGATGTGGTGCCCACGGGTGAAAAAGTCCCTCAGAAAAGATATTCTGAACTCTACGCCAAGACCGATTTTGAACTTGGCGGTATTGCATGGCACTGCAAGGAGGTCTATGAGGCAAACAAGCATCTCTACGATGATTATATTCCAACGAGGATGCTTGGCGCTTCCAACGACTTCTATAACTTCATGCTCGACCGGTATTATATTTTCAAGAAAGAAGATGGCATTTCCCTGAAGCGAGCATGGGCTATGTATGACGAGTACAACCAGCGGGCAAAGGTTGTCTACCCTTATTCGATGCGTGCATTCCGTGAAGAGCTGATGAACTACTTTGCGGACTACAAGGAACGCGCAGAAGATGTGAATGGCGAACGAGTGCGAAGCTACTACAGCGGATTCAAGGCAGACAAGTTCAAAGAATTTGCCGACCCCACACCTGCAGAAGCAGCTTCAAAGGAGGAACCATCCAAGTCATGGATTGATCTGAAACCACAGCATTCTCTCTTTGATGATATTTGCAAGGACTGTCCTGCGCAGTATGCGAACGAAAATGGCACTCCTACGCAAAAGTGGGAGAATGTCAAAACGATGCTCAAAGATATTCTTACTTCTAAGCTCCACTATGTCAAAGTCCCTGAAACCCACATCGTCATTGACTTTGATATTCCGGGCGACGATGGTAAGAAATGCTTTGAGCGAAATCTGGAGGCAGCGTCCAAGTGGCCTGCTACCTACGCAGAACTGAGTAAATCTGGTGCAGGAATCCACTTGCACTATATTTACACAGGGGACGCAAGCAAACTGAGCCGTGTATACGATGAGCATATTGAGGTTAAGGTGTTCACCGGAAATTCTTCGCTGAGAAGAATGCTGACCCAGTGCAATGATATTCCGGTTGCCAAAATCAGCAGCGGCTTGCCGTTGAAGGGAGAAAAAGCAATGGTCGATGTGAAGCAGATTCAAAATGAGAAGCACCTGCGGGTACTCATTAAGAAAGCCCTCGCAAAAGAAATCAGCCCCTATACTAAACCCAGCATTGACTTTATCGCTCATATTATGGATGAAGCCTATGAGAGTGGGATTCCCTATAATGTGGACGACATGCGCAATGCAATTCTGGCCTTTGCTGTAAACAGCACGAACCAGGCCGATGCCTGTCTGAAAATCACGGCGAAGATGCACTTCAAGTCAAGAGAGGATGTTGAATCGCAGGTTGATGACGGTGAGAAAGCACCCATCGTATTTTTTGACTGTGAAGTGTTCCCAAATCTCTTCTTGGTCAACTGGAAGTTCGCTGGAGAGGATAAGCCGGTAAATCGGTTGATCAATCCTAGTCCTACGGATATTGAGAAGTTGACACAATATCGTCTGATTGGCTTTAATAACCGAAAATACGATAACCACATGCTTTGGGCTTGCATGCTCGGCTGGAATACGGAGCAGCTATACGCACTGTCGAACCGTATTATCAATGACCGTATGGGCTTCTTTGGTGAGGCCTATAACCTGTCCTATACGGATATTTTCGACTTTTCGTCGAAGAAACAGAGCCTGAAAAAGTTCGAGATTGAGTTGGGTATCCATCATCAGGAGCTTGGCTTACCTTGGAACCAGCCGGTGCCCGAAGAGAAATGGGAACAGGTCGCGGAGTATTGCGACAATGACGTTATCGCCACCGAAGCAGTGTTCAACGCACGGCAGGCAGACTTTATTGCGCGTGAGATTCTAGCAGATGTTGCTGGGATGACCGTCAACGACACTACCAACAGCCTGACCACGCGCATTATTTTCGGCAAGGAAAAGCATCCTCAGCTGGTCTATACGGATTTGGCTACAGGTAAGTCCGATTCGGTGGTAGAAGTCGAGCCTGATATTCTGACCGACAAGAATATCGTCAACGCCTTCCCGGGTTATGAGTGGGTCAGAGGCGAAGATGGTCGGATGCACAATATGTTTCGTGGTACTGATTTGGGCCTTGGCGGTTATGTCTATGCCGAACCCGGTATGTACTACAACATCGCCCTGCTGGACGTTGCCTCTCTGCACCCACACTCGGCCGTCGCTCTAAACTACTTTGGCGACTACACCAAGAACTTCAATGACCTGATGGATGTACGTATCTATGTAAAACATAGTGAGTACGACAAGGCCAAGAAGCTCTTTGGCGGTAAGTTGTCCAAATATTTGGATGACCCCGCACAGGCGAAAGCATTGGCGCAAGCTCTGAAAATCGCTATCAACTCGGTTTACGGTCTAACCAGTGCAACCTTTGATAATCCATTCCGCAACCCCAAGAACGCCAATAACATTGTGGCGCTTCGAGGGGCTTTATTTATGCGCACTCTGCAGGACGAGGTGCAGCAGCGTGGTTTCACGGTGGCGCACATCAAGACGGACTCTATCAAGATTCCGGATGCAACGCCTGAAATCATCGACTTCTGCATGGATTTTGCGAAAAAGTACGGATACACGTTTGAGCATGAGGCCACATACGAAAAAATGTGCCTTGTGAACAACGCCGTTTATATTGCAAAGTATCTCGATGCAGATACAGCAAAGGCACAGTACGGCTATATTCCTGAAAAGAACGAGAAGAAGGGCGGTCATTGGACTGCGACTGGTGCTCAGTTTCAGGTGCCGTATGTGTTTAAAACGCTTTTCTCCCACGAAGATATTGTGTTCGACGACCTTTGTGAAACCAAGTCGGTTTCTAAGGGCGCAATCTACCTCGATAAAAACGAGGCTCTGCCCGAAGACGAGCACAATTATATTTTCGTGGGGCGTGTTGGTCAATTCTGCCCCATCAAACCCGGATGCGGCGGAGCGCTGCTGATGCGTGAAGCGGGTGTCCGAGACGACGGTGAGACGAAATATAATTCGGTCACTGGAGCCAAAGACTACCGCTGGCTGGAAAGTGAGATGGTCTATAACCTCCATCTGGAGGATAGCATTGACCGCTCTTATTTTGACAAGATGGTTGATGAGGCGGCGGACACTATTGCTCAATACGGAGATCTGGAATGGTTCGTATCGGATGATGGTGGAATGCCACCTTGGCAGAAGCCTGATTTACCCTGGGGTGATATTCAGGACGAAGCTGCAAGAAATTATGAGGTGAGATAAATGGAAAAGGATGCTTGGAATTGGAACGCGTGCCCTGAGTTGCCCCCAGTGATGCTTATGGCCAATCATGAAATCGCAAGGGCTATACACAAAGGGATGGCGATTGACTACTCTCGCCAGTCCACGGAGCGTGCCAAGAAGAATGATATTGTGAAGTTCGGCATGTGCAGTGTATGCATCCGTAAGGTCATCTTCAACGCCCCGGCAACGGTTGTTCTGTGGTCAGATGGCACCAAGACTGTGGTGAAGTGTGGGCCTGATGATATTTTCGATAAGGAAAAGGGCCTCGCTATGGCTATTGTGAAGAAAATGGCAGGCAATGATAGCCGATTCCACAAGGTCTTTAAGAAGTGGTGTAAGCCAGATGAAACTAACGAGGATGCTGGCGCTTATGCCAAGGTGTTGAAAGAGTTGGATCAGATGGCTGCGCAGACCAAGGATAGTATCACGGGGCTGCTGGCAAAAATGAGTGCGGCGATGCACTAAAGAAAAAGAGTAAAGGAGTTTCTATTATGAAAGCAAAGGTAAATATTGACAATACCCGGTTTATTTTCGGCACCAATTTCTCCGGCGACCCGAACCGCGACCGTTACGGCTCGTCCCGGCGGCGTGTGAACGTGGTCATCCCTACGGAGGAGCAGGCTCAGCAGCTCATTGAAATGGGGCTGAACGTCAAGCAGACCAAGCCGAACCCCAACTACACCTACGATGAGCCGTTCGTACCGACCTTCTACGTTCCGGTGATGGTCAACATGGACTCTAAGTGGCCTCCGCAGGTTTTCTGGATTACCACCACCGGCCGCAAGGTTGCCTGCAATGCTGAGAACATCGGTCAGCTGGATTATATCCGTGTGAAGAACGTGAACCTGCAGGCTAACCTGTATGAGAACCGGAACAACCCCGGCCAGTACACGCTGTACGCGGATATTCTCTACGTGGAGCAGGATGCAGATGCCGACCCGTATGCTGCTAAGTATGAGCAGCGCGAGATGGCTGAGCCTAACGATCCGAACGATTTGCCGTTCTAAGGAGGAGCACATGAAGAAACTGTTTATCAGTGTTCCTATGCGTAATCGCACGGAATGCGCCATTAAAGCATCCATGGAGCAGATGCACAAGATTGCAGAGGCTGTCTTTGGTGAAGAGCTGGAAGTTATCCCGACTTATTTCGAGGATGATCCTCCTGAGAACACCAATATGGCTCTTTGGTATCTCGGCGAGAGCATCAAGAAACTGTCCGAGGCCGATCGCTTCATCGGCATTTACGATGAGGACAAGGGCTATCGTGGCTGCATCATCGAGAATCTCGCCGCAAAGAACTACAACATCCCGTCCTATCTGGTGAATATCAGCTACGTTGCTCCTGATATCATCGAGCAGAAGCGTCGTGATGCACGCCTCGCAAACCTCGAAATTTATTAAATGATATTTCTGAGTGCAGGAGTTAGTCTTCCGTTGAATGGACCAGCCGGTGAGTGCCCACGTCGCAAATGGCGTTCTCAGAGGCAGCAGCTCAGACTTATATTTTTAATAAAGGAGAAGAACTATGAAAGTATTGCGTATCAAACCGATGTGCCGACCGGAGGTCATCGACATTGATGGCTCGTTGGAATCACTGCAGAAAGAGGTTGGCGGCTTGATTCAAGCAACCTACCCGTGGGACGACAAAGTTGCTCTTATTTGTAATGATGAGGGCAAACTCATGGGCTTGGAGTTCAACCGGCCGCTTTATAATGCTGACGCTCAGATGTACGACTATGTAGTTGGTACATTTCTGATTGTAGGCTTGACCGAAGATGACTTTGGCTCTCTTTCGGATGAGATGATCGAGAAATACACCAGGATGTTTCGCCGTTGCTATGGTCTGCTTGAGGACGAGGACGGTAAACGATATGTTGTGTGTATGAAGCCGAAGCAGTAATCGCAATAATTTCGGGAGCCGTGGAGAAATCTGCGGCTCTTTTATATGGGTCATTCGCTAGGGCGAGCATGACAGGTTCGAATCCTGTATGGCCTGCAAGTGTCCGAAAATACACATAAAACAAAGGAGTATCAGGATGAAAGAAAAACGACGTTGGAAAGTCTTTACTTACAATGGTAAAGAGATATTCGCGTACACAATATTTGGCGAGGGTGCAGATGAAGAGGAGGCCACAATTGCACTGTTGGCTTACGAGAATCATTGCTATCCTGAAGCCATTCATGTTCACGAAGAAATGAGGTGATTGCTCTGATGGCGGGAGTTCAGCTTTACGACTACCAGCTCGAAGCAGTCCAGAAAATGAGGCTGGGCTGTATTCTGTGTGGTGGGGTGGGAAGCGGAAAAAGCAGAACGGGACTGGCATTTTATTACCAGATGTTCGATGGAAAGCTCAACACAGAAGAGTACGTTCCGATGGTTGAGCCCGAAGACCTTTATATTGTAACAACAGCACGGAAACGTGACACAGGGGAGTGGGACGAAGAACTCGCTCCCTTTTTCATGTCTACTGATGAGAGCCTTGACCTTTACAACCACAAAGTCGTAATTGATTCTTGGAACAACATCGGCAAGTACATTGGCATCAAACGCGCGTTCTTCATATTCGATGAACAGCGTGTTGTGGGCAATGGCTCGTGGGTGAAGGATTTCTTACGCATTACGAGGGAAAACGACTGGATTCTTCTGAGTGCCACGCCTGGCGATTGCTGGACAGATTATATTCCGGTGTTCATTGCAAATGGATTCTACCGGAACCGGACACAGTTCAATAATGAGCACGTGGTCTATAGTCGCTTCTCAAAGTACCCCAAAATTGACAGATATTTGAACACTGGCAGGCTGATACGTCTGCGGGAACGGATTCTGGTTGATATGGACTTTGAGCGGAAGACGATACCGCATCATGAGAACATCTACGTCGAGTTCGACCAGCGCAAGTACAAAGATATTTGCATGAGCCGGTGGAATCCATGGGAAGGGCGGCCTATTGAAACAGCAAGTGAGTTCTGTTCCAGCCTGCGGAGGGTGGTCAATGCAGATGAATCTCGTCAACAGGAAGTGCTTGATATTTGCATGACACACCCGAGAGTTATCATCTTCTATAACTTCGACTATGAGTTGGATATTCTTCTGCATCTGCCCTATGGCAACGGTATGGAGGTGGCTCAGTGGAATGGGCACAAGCATCAACCGATACCAGATACGGACAAATGGGTCTATCTGGTGCAGTACAACGCCGGTGCTGAGGGCTGGAACTGCATTAAGACGGATACCATTATATTTTATTCCCAGAACTACTCCTATAAGGTCATGGAGCAAGCATCTGGGCGCATTGACCGGTTGAATACACCTTTCAAGGATCTCTGGTTCTACCACCTAAAGAGCCGTAGCGGTATCGATGTGGCCATTTCCAGAGCATTGATGCAAAAGAAACAGTTCAACGAAAGGAAATTCTATGGAGCATGATATTTATGATTCTTTAAGGCTTACTGCGACGACCTGTGAGAAAATAGCAGATGTTTTAAATGCAATTGCAGAATGCTTCGAGAAAGTAACGGCTTGTCTCATGGACTTGATTGAAGAAATTAAGAGGCAACCATTAAAGATGATTCTGCAGAAGCTGCGCCCTGACTACAAGGGCAAATGCAAAATCCGGTGGCTGGATATTCCCAACAAGGTTATGCAGGGGAGAATCAGGAGGTTCTGCTGATGGGAAATATCTCACGAAAAAGCAAGAAGAAACTTATTCAGAAGATGAAGGCGACGTATCATGAGATTCAACTTATAAAAATCATGTATACTGAAGAAGCGTTGCCTCGCTACAAAGTTCCCACAAAATTGTATTGCCGCAACGATGGACGAGATAATTACCCACATATTGCAATGTTCTTTGGAAAAAAGAACCATCCGCGAGATGTTGTTGAGGTTTACCAGCATCATACGAATCTCATTAAGTAAGAAAGGATTGATATTTATGATTAAAGACTCTGGCGACCGCACCGAATTTGAAACCGGTGCAAAGCGTGATATGCACGCAGGGAAGGGCCGCATGGACCTTCTGCCTTGGTATGGCATCATGGAGGTCAGCAAGCACTGCGAGGAAGGTGCACTGAAGTATGGTGAGCACAATGTAGATAAGGGTATCCCGCTGCATTCGCTGCTGGACAGTGCTTCTCGGCATCTGGCAAAGTACATGGTCGGTATGGACGATGAGGACCACCTTCGCGCTGCCTGCTGGAACCTGCTCTGGGCACTGAACCAGCGGGAGACCCATCCGGAGTTAGATGATAGGTTTAGCACAAAGTGTAACCTGGAGTTTCTGGAGAAACATCTCGTAGTAGAACCGCTAGATATAGTGCGCATTAAATGCCTGCAATGTGGCGATACGCACAGAGTACCTAAAGAAGTATGGAATAATGCACCACATTTGCATGGTTCCTATATGAAACTTTCATACTGCCCTATTTGTAAAAAGACAGTGCCTCATGGTATTGTGGAGGAGATGAAGTCTGATGAATTACTGGATGCGCGAAGTGGATTATGCAACCTACTGTCCGAAGTGCAAGAACTTCAAGGTACTGGAGACGGACGAGCCCTGCAATGAGTGCCTGACGGAGTGTGCACGGGAGGGCAGCAAGAAGCCCGTGAAGTTTGAAGAGAAGACGCGAAAATAACAGGTTCCTTTATGAGGTAAACTCATATTTGAAAGGAGATACTTATCATGAAAAAAGCATTGAAAGTGCTCATCAAAGAGACATTTGTATGCGGTGCTCTTGGGTTGATAATCTATGAGGTTCATGACATGACTCGTGCAAAGATTAAGAAAATCAAGGATGAGTCATGGCGTGAAGCTTGGGATATTGGATACAAAAGCGGGTATACTGCCGGTCGCTTTGATGGGCTGTTTAAAGCTCTCGGCAATAAATGTATCACACGTGAAGAATTTGATGAACTGATTAAGGAAAACTGAAGAATCGAGCCGTGGAGAAATCTGCGGCTCTTTGTTTTCATCATTGAAGGAGACGCTTGTATGCAACGTATGAACATTAAATGTTGCCATTGTGGAGACTATACCCCATTCATCACAGAGGAGAACATTGAAGTTATTCCTCAAGTTAATCTCACAAGAACCGATATGGATATTTTGGGCGATATCGCCGAGGCATTGGCGGAATGCGGTTGCTGCGGTGCGTGTGATTTCTTACGCCGGGTTCAGAGTGAAGTGACCAAAATTGTAGAGTATCAGGAGGAACGGTGAACGCTAAATGATATTTGCTGAAGAGGATTTGAACTCTTTGAATGCTATTGCCGGATTATTGGCTTCATTCGGGTGTGATAGTCAGGCTGGCTGTGTGCTTTATATTCAGCATAAAATCGCAAAGACCATGGAGGCTGACGAAAGGAAATGCAGAAATGAGAAACATGTCTAAGAAAACCTGGAAACTCCGGGTTTGGAATTACATGACCGAGATGCAGAAGCTGGATATTCTGCTGAAGCACGCTAAGGTTCCGCATACTTATGGACGTCGTTGGCCAGAGATGGACAGACAAGACTGTCAGGAGTATCTTCCGGGCGGACGGCTCGATTGCGGTGAGCAAATCATTGCATATGATGCTGCTGGAAATCGTATCTGGGATGGCGTTTGGGGTTGGGGTTCCTATGGCTTTGAGCAGGGGCTTATCGAGGTGATGGGTGCGCAGCTACTTGGCCACGATGATGTTAAGGGCTGGCTCACGGCTCGTCAGGTCACAAAGATGTGGAGGTGTAGAAATGCTTCGAAAAATTGCTGAGTTTATCAAGATATTATGGACGGAACCAATCAAATGGCTTCTCGGAATTAAATCTCCAACAGAAGAATGGGCTCGTTGGTTGGGAATCCCAGAATGTGAAGCTCAAATTGGCGCAATCCATAAATATTGTAATCCTCTACAAGAATTGGAAATTGCGAGGAACCACTTTGAGAACTGTGATCCGGAGTTTATTACAGCTGCTATCTTCGAGCTGAACGCTGCGGAGTGCCGGGCTGATGCTGCGAGGAGGTGTGTTGTATGAGCATGGTGTACAACCAAATCTACAAATGCCGAAAGTGTGGCGCAGAATTTTGCCCGGTGACGGTACATACCGAGACTATCATGTATATTGAGCTGAATAATTTCCTGAACAGGGTCAATGGAGAACTCGAGTGGGATCACAAAGATATGCCTTTAGCACCAAGGCTGTATAGAGCGCATACATGTCCGAACGGTGACATCGGCGTTGGCGACTTCATCGGGTACCAGAAGGAGGAGCAATGAGTATGTATGAAAAAATCGGCAAGTTTATTGGCGGCGTTCTGGCTGTTACTATCGCGGCCTGCGCGTGGCTGATAATCATTGCCTTCACCCTGAAATGCCTGTGGTTCATTATCTTCAGGTTCTTGGGGTGAGGTGAATGATGTATAGTGATATTCGTTGGATAACCGACCTGGTAGATACAGGAAAAATCACAGTTGACCAGGCAAGAGAGATAGTAAACGCCGAAACGATTGAGATTTTATATGCAAATAATGAGCCGTGCATCATTCTGATTCGCAATGCAGGCGAACCAACGAAAGAGATCGGGCTATATTCTGAGGATTACGAAACTCATAAGCTGGAAATGGTAAAAGTCAACGCTACGCTGCAAGAGGTGGTTGAACTATGCATTCGCAATGAAATCAGCTATCAAGATGCTCAGCTATGGTATTTGGCTAATAATATTTCGTTTCGCAAATTTGACCGATGGCTGTACTATGCACTGTGGGGTCAAGAAAGAGATATTCCATCGGAGTCTGCATATTGGCTGCACCGACTTGCTTTATTTTTTAAGCGGTGTTTTGATTGGTTGCTCAACTCGATTCTGGAGGTTTTACATGAATGAGTCATTTGGAGCTTGTACTCAGTTAGCTGGAAGGTGCGCTGTTTGTCCTAAAGTCTCTACCTGTGATCATAAAAGAATGGAGCATCTTGGGTATATTATTCCAAGCCCAGATCTTAATGTCAGTATTGTTGTCGCAAGAGCCAACGGAAAGAGCCTCAGTCAGCTTGAAATAGTTGATTCACTGATGAAAAGGAGATTTAATTATGAAAGTCGTTGAACCCAAATACGAAATCCTCACTGATATTTCTGAGGGCGGCATCAAAGAGCTCCAGCAGATCGAGCGGGTGGCCCGGGTCTGCTACAAGAGCGAGGACAAAATCACGCTGGACGGTGAGTCGGCAAAGAAGCTGGTGGGCTTTCTGGTGAAGCAGGGGCATGAGGCTATGCTGGAGCATTCTCAGCTGAGCGTGCTCTTCACGTGCGACCGTGGCGTGGCCAACGAGCTTGTGCGGCACCGCATTGCAAGCTTTGCACAGGAGAGCACGCGGTATTGCAACTACTCGAAGGAGAAGTTTGGCAATGAGCTTACGTTCATCTGGCCGTCCTATATCCGTGGTGAGCAGTATTGCGAACTGAACGATAGCGAGGTTACGATCAAAAGCTCGTTCTTGGAAGCTATGACCTATGCCGAAAAGGACTACAAGCTGATGATCGCAAACGGCATGCGTCCCGAACAGGCTCGTTGTGTACTGCCGTTGTGCCTGAAGACCGAGATCGTGGTTACTGCCAACTACCGTGAGTGGCGCAACATCTTCAAGCTGCGTACTCCTGTGGCGGCCCACCCCCAGATGCGTGAGCTGATGTGTCCGCTGTTGCTGGAGGTTCAGAAGAAGATTCCGGTGGTGTTTGATGACATTTATACGTTCTGGCCGGCTGATGACCAGACGCGGAAGGGGAGTATGGTAAAAGAGTGAGGCCTACATATGAGAGAAACAATGAGCGTTTTTCTAAAGGATTTGGGCGTACCTGATGGGACTGTAGGGTTTGAGATGTTGGGAGAGGCGCTTGAGAAATCGATGGGCTTTATCCAGCAGCGCAGACGAATCAATCTGACGGTTCTGTGTGCCGCGCTCGGAGATAAATATGGCCAATCGTCGGAATCTATCGATAGGGCCATGCGTAGAGCGCTTGACTTTGCAATATACCGCAGTGGACAGGCTCCAAATCTGAGAATGTCGGAAGTAATGGGCTATGACTGTTACTCGTCAGTATCGCTTCGGAGCTTTTTGTATGCTGCCGCAGGGTGGCTTTTGAAACATGAAGGAGAGATTGAATTATGAAAAATCGTATTATTTGCTGTGTGATGTGCCTAGTGATGCTGGTGGGCTGCCTGTGTGGGTGTTCAGAGGCTGAAAAGGTCAACAAGAACATCTCGAAGCAGGCCAACTACTTTGAGACGGAGCGGCATATCACGGTTTACAACGCTCGAACGGATAAAGTCATTCTCGAAGCGGAAGGCCTGATGTCCATTACGAACAACTCGTCCAACGAGCTGGTGTGTACCATCAAGACTGGGCCTAATACATATAAGAAAAATTATATTTACCTGAATTCCTATACGATGTATGTCGTGGAGGACATTACTGGTACGATGACCGACCCATACCACTATAAGCTCTACTTCCATACTGATATTCTGCCTGATGTGGAAGTGAAGCCGTGAAGTTGGCGCAAAAATTCAGCCTGCTTTATGAGATGATTAGTCTCAAAATTATATTTTGGAGGTTGAAATTATGAAGAAACTTATCGGAGGTATGATTGTTGCACTTGGTACGATGTGCGTTTGGGTACATGGCTATACTAAAGGGTTCACGCAGTGTGGACTCGACATTGGTAATAACTGGCCTCTGCCGCACGACATGGAGTGCGCACCAATTACGCACCGGCTGGGGTTTATTGAAATCGGCATTGCAAAACAAAAAGTGAAAGACTAATCGAGGCATTGAGCCGTGGAGAAATCTGCGGCTCTTTGTTTTTCTATTCTAGGATAAGAATTAAAGGAGGTGATGCCCAATGTAAGAGATGGAAAAGTCCGCCTTTAACACAAATTTTTGGAGGTTGAACAATTATGGAAGAAATCAAATTTGCAAAAGGCTCTGTTCCGGTGCGAGTAGCTGCGAGAGTTTACGGTCGTGACTCTGCGTGGATACGGGCTGGTATCATTGGAGGTTGGCTCCCGATTGGCAAGGCCACGAGAAACGGGGCAGTCATCACGGACATCAAGCAGATGGACTCGCGGTATGGGCGGATTTCCTACTACATCTCCCCGAAGCTCCTGTATGAGGAGACGGGATATGTGTGGGATGGCGAGAAAGCGTAAGTTCACAGGTGTGTTTTGTGCTTCAGAGCTAAGTGAATAAAAAGGCCTCACATTCGTGTGCTAAGCGAGTGTGAGGCTTTGATTTTACAAAGTTAAAAGGAGAGTAAGATGTATTACTTTCGATGAATACGAGATACAGTAGACTGAGAAATGTTCATCATGGACGCAGTGGTTTCCTGATTAAATCCCATTTTAAGAAGATCCTTTACGACACCATCCCTATGTGCTTTGGATTTGATTTCGGGAATTACCACAGTGGTCATTACCTTTACGCCGCTTCTTGTTACAGCCTTAATAGCGGTAGTGCCGGTGTTCAATACAGCGCGGCCAATATATACACCACATTTGCCGCTATACTTAAAAACCGCAGAAACGACCTTGGATGCATCAACGTGGGGCATAACCTTTGTCAAATTGGAACCCATAATATCCTCCCTTGTAACGGCTCTATATGCGGCTAAATACCATGAACAGCATATACCTAGCCTTTATTAGTATCAGTATAGCACGAAGTACATCGTAAAACAATGTTGAGTAAGGTAAAAAAGCATAAAAATGACGGTTAATATGATGTATATTTGGATACGTGCTCCTTGATGGGTTGACCTTTTGATTCTTACATGATATTCTTAATTCAATAACGAGGAGGTGCTTTTATGGCACGAACTGTAAAATGTCCCAGCTGTGGCGCTGAACTTACGGTGAAAGATGAGAACCGCGACTTTATGTTCTGTGAGTATTGCGGGACGAAAGTGCGGCTCGATGACTATCAGGAGACGCATCGATTCGTGGATGAAGCACGGATTCAGGAGTCTAAGGACGCCAAGGAGCTCGAGCTGAAGAAGATGGAGTTTGAAGAAAAGAAAGACAAACAGGCACTATTAGTTTCTGGAATACTGCTGATTGGCGGTATTGGAATGATTTTTATCGCGTCAATATTGGAGCATTTTGGTGCTTTTTGACGGTAAAATGGTCAAAAGCCCACTTTCTGCCCACTTTTGAAAATATTTTTGGCCACAAAATTTAACGTATTTACGTTAAAAATATACAAAAGCCCAAAAACCCACTTTTTTCTTCAATTTAATAAAATTTTTTATAAAATAATATAATAAGTAACGATAAAAAGTGGGCTTTTGGTCACGACACGGAAAATTCACATATTCCTAACAGTTTTCACTTGAACCAAAGTATGCAGAAGTGCTATCGTTGTTGCAACGTATAACACACAGCTCTGATGAGGTGACTACTATGAGAGATGCTGAAAATCATGGTCTGGATCGGGCCCATAGTTTCTCAAACGAAGATGGTTTTGAGGAATGGATGACATGCGATGCTAATGGCAACGAAGTTCATTGCTATGACAACGGAAGCGTAGAAATTCATACTAAAGAACCACTTTGCCGCTTCTGCGCAGTCCCACTTGTCAAAGCGAGCCGCAAAACGTGGAAGTGTCCACAGTGCGGTAAACGTCGTACATACGAAGGGATAAATAAGCAGTTTTACAGTTTGGCGGATTATACATACGGCAGCCATCCTTTATGCGACGATTATGGTGCATTCATGAACCACGATGAAGGTACTACTTATATGGTTGGTCCGAACGAGCTGTATACAGAGCTGACTTCTGGATACTAAGCATTAAATCAAACAAGTCTCTGCGCTAATCACGCAGGGGCTTTTCTTTTTGCCCAAAACACACCTCGCGTGAAAAATTCACGCGAAAAAATCTGCCTCTTTTATGAGGAGGAGTAGAATGCGTCTCAGACGTGCTCTACTCCTTTTTTATTTTGGAGGTTGACATGTTAGAAAACACATTCAAGACCGGCTTGGTGAAAGAGCTGAAGTCTCGCTTTCCCGGCTGCATTGTGCTCCACGCAGACCCTAACGAGATACAGGGTATTCCTGACCTCGTGGTTCTGTACGAAGACACATGGGCCGCACTGGAAGGCAAGAAGTCAGCAAGAGCATTTCATCGCCCAAATCAGGACTACTATGTAGAAAAGATGAACGAGATGAGTTATGCTGCTTTCATCTACCCGGAGAACAAGGAGGAGATACTGAATGAACTGGAACGATCATTCCAAGCTCGTAGGTCTGCACGCCTTTCTGGGTGCGAGTAAGTATCATTGGATAAACTATGATGCTGCACGCCTTGCCGAGACCTATGCCAGCTATCAGGCCAAGGAAAATGGCACAAGACTGCACGCATTTGCGGCAGAGTGTATTGCTCTTGGTCAGAAGCTGCCGAAAAGCAAAAAGACGCTCAACGCCTACGTCAACGATGCCATCGGCTTCCGTATGACACCGGAACAGGTGCTCTATTATTCGGGCAACTGCTTCGGAACGGCAGATTCTATCACTTTTAAGAACAACTTACTGCGAATCCACGACCTCAAGACCGGAGCTGTTCCTGCACATATGGAGCAGCTCTTTATTTATGATGCACTTTTCTGTTTGGAGTACCGCGTACACCCGCAGGACATCCAAATCGAAAACCGCATTTATCAGAACGATGATGTCTTTACGGTCAACCCGACCGAGGCTGAAATCAAGCCTATCATGGACAAAATCATCGAGTTTGATAAAATCATTACGGAATTGAAGTTAGGAGAAGCAGCATGAATCCGATTGAAAAAGACATCAAATTCTTTTATGACGTAGACGACGAGACCGACAGCCTCGAACACTACGGTACCAAGCGCCACTCCGGCCGCTATCCTTGGGGTTCTGGTGAGAATCCTTATCAGCGTTCCGGCGATTTCCTTTCCCGTGTGGAAGAGCTTGAAAAAAGCGGTAAGTTTACTGAAAAAGAACTCGTTGCTCAAATAAATGCCACACTCCCCGAGGAGTATAGGATGAGCACGACAGAGTTCCGATATGCTCGAAAGGTGGCCGCTAATCAGCGAAGAGCGCTTCAGTACGATCAGGTTCGTGCACTGAGAGAAGATGGTTTTGGATGGGTCGAAATTGGAAACAAACTCGGTATTTCGGAGTCATCGGTGCGCTCCATTTATAAAGGTAACGCCGGTAAAAAAGAAACCGATACCAAAGCACTTGTGGAAACCCTGAAAAAAGAGGTTGACAAGAAAGGCATGGTTGACGTTTCCGAAGGCGTCAATCAGGTCCTGGGTGTTTCGCCTGACAAACTTGACGAAGCAATCTATCGACTTGAGGCTGAATATGGTTATCAGCGCTACGGCGTTGGCATTCGGCAACCTACCAATATTAACCAGCAGACCAATGTGATGGTTATTGCAAAACCTGAGTACAACCAGAAATATGCGTATGAGCATCAAGGTGACATTCAGTCTTTGGGTGACTACCATTCGGATGATGGCGGTGAGACATTCCAGAAGCTCCAGCGTCCGTCCAGCATGAGTTCCGACCGCGTTGCGATTCGCTATGGTGACGAAGGCGGTCTGGACAAAGACGGCGTTATCGAGATTCGGCGCGGTGTAGATGACCTGAGCCTTGGTAACAGCCATTACGCACAGGTTCGTATCATGGTGGATAACAGTCACTACCTCAAAGGTATGGCTGTCTACTCTGACGATGTGCCTGATGGATATGATGTCATTTTCAATACGAATAAACCCTCTGGCACACCCAAGATGAAGGTGCTCAAGCCCATCAAGGACGACCCGGACAATCCCTTTGGTGCAGCACTGACTGCAGCAGGTCAGAGCGAATACATTGGCGCTGACGGTCAGAAGCATCTGTCTCCTATCAACAAGCTTCGCGAGGAAGGCGAGTGGGACACGATGGCAAAAAATCTGTCCTCACAATTCCTTTCTAAACAACCCATCAAACTCATCAAGCAGCAGCTCAATCTTACTCTGGCCGACCGCAAAGCCGAGTACGAAGAGATAACGCAATGTACCAACCCGACCATCAAGCAGAAACTTTTAATGGACTTCGCAGACACCTGCGAGGGCAACTCCATGACTCTAAAGGCTTCTTCTTTTCCCGGTCAGTCTACCAAGGTCATCCTGCCGCTGACCAAAATCAGCGAGAAAGAGTGCTACTGCCCGACCTATGAGAACGGCACACAACTCGCACTGATTCGCTATCCTCATGCGGGCACTTTCGAGATTCCTATCGTCACGGTCAACAACAAAAATGTTAGTGGTAAGCGGAACTTCGGCAACATTCAGGATGCTATTGGTATCAACTCCAAGGTTGCAGAGCGTTTGTCCGGCGCAGACTTCGATGGTGACACTGTCGTTGCTATCCCCATTTCCAGCAAGGTGGCTGTCAAAGCAACGCCTGCGCTGAGAGGGTTGAAAGACTTTGACCCAAAGACTGCTTATGCTGTTCCTGAAGGCAACCCGAATGGTGTGCGCCTGATGAAAAAGGAAGAAAAGCAGAAAGAGATGGGCATCATCTCGAACCTTATCACGGACATGACGCTTCGTGGTGCTCCTCCTGAGGAAATCACCCGTGCAGTCAAGCATTCGATGGTCGTCATTGATGCAGAGAAGCACAAGTTGGACTACAAGCGGTCTGAGCGGGAGAATGGCATTCAGGAACTGAAGAAGAAGTGGCAGATCCGTGTGGATGAGGACGGCAATGAGCGGTTTGGTGGTGCATCCACGCTGCTGTCTCGCCGTAAGCAGACCGTATATGTCCCCGAACGTACCGGAAGCGCTCATGTTGATCCCGAAACGGGAAACCTCATTTATAAAGAGTCCGGACGTACTTATATTGATCCAAAGACAGGCAAGCGAGTAGAGGCGCAGACAAAGGTCAGTCTTATATCGCAAACCCCCGATGCGCAGACACTCTCATCTGGTACAATACAGGAAAATTTGTACGCTGATTTTTCTAATCAGTTGAAGAACCTCGCTAGAAAAGCACGGTTAGAAGCCGTACATACTGAAAATATGGAATATAATCCAGCTACGGCAAAAGAGTATCGGACTGAAGTTCAATCTATTGATGCTAAGCTGAAAGCTGTGATAGACAACAAGCCGAAGGAACGCCGCGCAATGATAATTGCCAACGCAAATATCAAGGCTAAAATTCAGGCACAAGGTCTTGACCCTAAGAAAGACAAGAAGGAAATTAAAAAGATTTCTGCTGTCGAGATGCAGCGTGCTCGTGATTCGGTTGGAGCAAGCGGAAGTAAAACACGTATTACGTTTACCGATCGCGAATGGGAGGCTGTCCAAGCTGGAGCGATTACGCATACTAAGTTGACGAAGATTCTCAACGCATCTAAGCCGGACGAAATCGTTAAACGTGCGATGCCGAAGACTGCTACTGTGATAACCAACGCGAAGATGGCCAAAGCAAAAGCGATGCTCGCCAACGGGTATACCTATAACGAAATTGCCAAAGCTTGTGGTGTTCCCGAGTCCACTGTTTACAGTGCTCTGAATAAGTAAGGAAGGCTTTGAACTATGATTCGATGCTTTTTAACAACGACCGATAACCCTTATAATCCCTACAGCCAGTTCGACGACTGGTATCGTTTCGATATGGATAAGGGCTACAACTCCTGCGGACTGCTGATGCGGCTGGCCTATACCTCTGACCAGCTGACGGATGCAGAGAATGCATACGAAATTGAGCAGGCTATTGATAAAATCATCGCCAACGACCCGCTCAACATCTACAAGAAGCTCAAGATGGAGGTCGAAGACGGCACGACCCTTGCGCAAAGCGCGTAAGGGGATAGGGAGGGGGTCGCAAAATCAACACCCCCTCTCAAATCGCGCCGGTCTTTGATATTTCTCCGGAGGGAAAATTGATATTTGGGCTTTCATGTCCTATATCAGACTCCGTTGATATTTTACAAAGCAAAAACGCCAGTATCCGAACCTCCATACGGATGCCAGCGTTTTTTATACTCAGTTGTTCTGACTCTCTTCAACAACTACACTCATATAGGAATTGAAAATTTTGAGAGCTCCGATGATGTTCTGATGCATTTGCTCCATAGTTACAGGGACGTAATGAGTGTGCTGTGAATCAGAGAGATATTTGGATAACTTCCGAATTTTCTTGTTTCGCATTTCGAGTACACCTCCTTTCTTTAGGGATAGATGGATACTGCTTTCTCCTTTGGTACCAAGTCTATCGTAAAGTTGAATAGGAGTCAATATATCGAATGTGCGAAAAACTCATTGGAATTTCGCGGCTTTATAGGACAACTGACAAAAGCCAAACTTGCCGAGGTCTGGGGAGTAGACCGGACTTCGGCGGTTTTTCTAAGGGTTCACGGGTACACTCCCTTATTATACCTTTGTGGTACGGGTATGGATACGTTTTCATGATCGTTCAACCTCCAATAGAACTTTCCCAAAATCATTTCCTCCTTTTGTGTCGAGTTACTGCTTTGCTCTGACATACCCGTGAACCCTTAGAAAAACCTTTTATTTTTGTCATGAAGTTATTCATGGCAAACTTTGCAAAAACAAAAAACGCCAGCAATGGCGGGTAACCAAAATCTGGCGGATGAGAACGCGAACAATATTTGACAGAATTTTACAGAAAGGATGGTGCCGGAAATGGGCGCAAGAAAAACTTCCGGCGCCGACCTGCCCGCAATGAGGCCGGCACTGACTCCGGAAGCGAGAGAAAACCAGATGATCTCACTGGCGATGGACTTGGTGGAAAAGCGGATACGGGAAGGAACAGCCTCTTCTGCAGAGACCACCCACTTCCTGAAGCTGGCGACGAGTAAGACGATGCTGGAAAAGCAGAAGCTCGAGGAAGAGAACAAGCTCCTGCGGGCTAAGACTGAGGCCATCAATGCAGCAAAGGACAACGAGGAGCTGTACCTGGAAGTGCTCAAGTCCATGAAAGAGTATTCCGGCGAGGATGATGGCAAAGGAGAAGAGTATGAGTGCTGAGGTGTTCCGGATGCTTTGGGTCGTGGCAGTCCCGGCGTTGTTTGGAGAGGTGTTCTGGTTCGGTGAATACGGCGGCGTGAATGAGAAACAGGACAATATGGTGTGGGCCGTGTTTCTTGCGACAGTTACATTCCTGATTGCGGGTGCATTTGTAATGGACCACGGGTACATCTGAGAAAGAGGCGGCTCTATGACAGAGTTCGAGAGGATACTGCTGTCGAGCTTCCTTGCATGTTTTGTGGCCTTTCTGCTGGCGGTATGGCTGGGGAAGAAACCGGATAATACCTTGAGTTTGATTGCACTTTGCGGGGCGGACCTACATGGCATGATATTACTGGTGTACGAACTCATGAGGACGCTGAAATGAAAAGCTACAGCGAAATGTGCCGATGTGGGACATTCGAGGAGAGGCTGAAGTATTTACAGCTTCACGGGACGGTGGGAAAGGACACCTTCGGGTTTGACCGATACCTGAACCAGGACTTTTACCGCTCAAAGGAGTGGCGGCAGTTCCGTGACAGGATCATCGTGCGGGACGGAGGCTGCGACCTCGGGTGCAAAGACCATCCTATCGCAGACATCACAGCCAGCGGAGGAAAGGTGAGCCGGGCGCGCATCACGATACACCACATCAACCCTCTGACGAAAGAGGATATTCTCGAGCACCGGGAAGCACTGTTCGACCCGGAGAATGTTATCAGTGTGTCGGATGCGACACACAAGGCCATCCATTATGGAGACGAGAGTGCGCTGAAGCTGGCTTATGAAGAACGCAGACCGGGTGATACATGCCCGTGGAGGAAGTAAAGATGATAATCGAAATCAATATGTCCGGTAGAGAACTTTCAACACTTTTAATTTTACTTCAAAAATGGAAATACAGTGAGTCGGAGAGTTGCAAAAAAGAGTCTTATACATACAGCTCAGCCGCAGCGGCAAAAGATTCGAATGTAAAAGCTTAGTAAAGATCCTCAGGAGAAGTTACCCATTGAGTCTTAAATGGAGAAATAACGAGTATGTCGCATTCTTCACTTACGGTCTGATTCAACTGCGCATATTTCATTACACCAGCGACTGATTTTGTGAGAAATCGAAGGTAATTTATGGATTCTTGTAACGGGAAGGCTTGATATTCAACAGGATAAATATCAACGATTTTGGAAATTGCTTCGGTTTCTCCGGTGAAAGCTAAGCATCTTCCAAGCTCATTACAGTAATTCGTTATTTTATTGGATTTAGTGGAAGTAGTTAATACGACGTTTTTTCGGTCAGAAATCGCAGCACCCAAAAGTGTTACATCAGGGCGGTTTCCACTACGTAGTAACGAAGCCTTAACTATGTTTAACTCTTCCTCTAAAGAAAGGGATGAATCCATCTGGTGCAAGACGTGCTGAATAGTGGAGGATGTTCGCTGGCCGTTTGATAAGTAGGCGTCACCTACATAAGTGAGCCCATGCGTGGCTGGCGTACAGAATATTTTTTGCTCAAAGTCAGTCAAGAGAAACGATTCAGATTTATTAGTTTTATCATCGGTAATAGTTGATGTAAGCCTACGGTCGGCAGATATTACTATTCCGTAGGAGTTTGCCAGAGCTATTGTTAATGACATCATACCACATCCTTTATAGAAGAAAGTATACCATAAATATAGGAGCTAATCAAAGGTGAAAAATATGGACAGCATCCTGACAAGCGTGAAGAAGCTGCTGGGGATAGCGGAGAGCTACACGGCGTTTGATGCGGACATCATCATGCACATCAACGCGGTATTTCTGGTGCTGCAGCAGCTGGGAGTCGGGCCGGAGAAGGGCTTTGGCATCGTGGACGCAAGTGCCGTGTGGGACGACTTTCTGCCCGGAGACGAGCGGGTGAAGGCCATCGCGTCCTACATGGGCGCAAAGGTAAGGCTCGCGTTCGACCCGCCGCAGAGTTCGACCGCCATGGAGGCGCTGAAAAATACCGTTGCAGAAATGGAGTTCCGGCTGAACATCGAATTCGATAAAGCGGAGGCATAACCATGACGTGGACGACTGCGTGGATCTCCATGAAGCAGGGACATAAAGTGCGCCGTCAGCACTGGGCAGAGAACTCCTTTATGGAGATCGTCGGAACAGAAGTCATCATTCACGCACCGGACGGCACAAGCCGGAATCTCCGAGAAGTCCAGGATCTGGCGATGTACTTATGCATTACCTGCTGCGACGACTGGGTTATCGCAGAAAAATAAAAGGAGAACGGAATCATGGCACTCTCGAACACGGCCACACCCATCTACTACGGCCGGTTCCGGGAGGCCGTGATGCGGGGCGAGATACCTGTCTGCCGGGAAATTTCAATGGAAATGAACCGGATAGACGACCTCATCGCAAACCCGGGCGTGTACTACGATGACAAGGCCGTCAACGGCTTTATCAAGTTCTGCGAGAGGGAGCTGACGCTGACGGATGGCAGTGATCTGAAACTGCTGGACAGCTTTAAGCTCTGGGCAGAGGAGATCTTCGGCTGGTACTACTTCGTGGAGCGGAGCGTGTACGTGCCGGACCCCGGCGGACATGGGGGACACTACGAGCGCAAGCGTATCAAGAAGCGGCTCATCACCAAGCAGTATCTCATCATCACCCGTGCGGCCGCAAAGACCATGTATCTGGAGTGCTTACAGGCCTACTTTATGACGGTGGACAAGAGCACGACCCAGCAGGTGACGACTGCCCCCACCATGAAACAGGCAGAAGAAGTCCTATCGCCGTTCCGGACAGCACTGGCGCGGGCGAGAGGGCCTGTTTTTAAGTTTATGACCATGGGCAGCATCCAGAACACCACGGGTGCGAAGAGCGACCGGGTGAAGATGGCCTCCACCAAGAAGGGAATCGAGAATTTCCTGACGGGCTCGCTGCTGGAGATACGCCCCATGACCATCGAGAAATTACAGGGCCGGCGCGACCGTGTGGCGACCGTGGACGAATGGCTCTCCTGCGACATCCGGGAAGACCCCATCGGCGCCATCGAGCAGGGCGCAGCCAAGAACGAAGATTATCTCATCGTGGCGGCAAGCTCGGAGGGTACTGTCCGAAACGGCTGCGGCGACACCATCAAAATGGAGTTGATGGAGATCCTGAAGGGCGAGTATGTCAACCCGCATGTCTCCATCTTCTATTACAAGCTGGACTCTATCGACGAAGTAGGCAAGCCGGAAATGTGGCTGAAGGCGAACCCGAACCTCGGGCAGACTGTGAGCTATGAGACTTATCAGCTGGATGTGGAGCGCGCGGAAAACTCGCCCGGTGCACGGAATGATATTCTGGCCAAGCGCTTCAACCTGCCGATGGAAGGCTACACCTACTTCTTTACTTATGAGGAGACCCTGCGGCACCGACACCGGGACTTCTGGCAGTTGCCCTGTGCCATGGGCGCCGACCTTTCGCTGGGCGACGATTTCTGCTCGTTTACCTTCCTGTTCCCGCTGGAGAACGGATATTTCGGGGTGAAAACACGGGACTACATCACCAGTTACACCCTCTCACAGCTTCCGCTGGCGATGCGGCAGAAGTACGAGGAGTTTATGAACGAAGGCACTTTGCAGGTGTTCGACGGGACTGTGCTGGACATGATGCAGGTTTACGACGACCTCGACGCCTACATCCTGCAGAGCGAGTACGACGTGCGGGCCTTTGGCTACGACCCCTACAACGCGAAGGAATTCGTGGAGCGGTGGGCGCAGGAGAACGGCCCGTTTGGCATCGAGAAGGTCATTCAGGGCGCAAGGACAGAGAGCGTGCCGCTGGGCGAACTGAAGAAGCTGAGCGAACAGAGAAAGCTGCTGTTCGACGAGGCACTTATGGAGTTTGCCATGGGAAACTGCATCACGCTGGAGGACACTAACGGGAACCGGAAGCTCTATAAGCAGCGGCACGATAAGAAGATCGACGCCGTGGCGGCGCTGATGGATGCCTACGTGGCGTGGAAGCTGAACCGGGATGCATTTGAGTGAGGTTTGATAAACCGACTATTCTATGATAAAACAAGTCATGAAGCAGGAGGTGGGAAGCGATATGTGCAAGGTCGGATAAGGCCAAAGAAACCGAAAAATAGAACGCCAGTGTATTGTGCTGATGTATGATACGCTGGCGTTTTTTTTTTTTTTGTTATTCACTGCCCGGGTCTTTTCTGACCTGATAGCTTTGCTTGTGAGGGTTTCGGAAAGTTTGATTCTCGTCTAAATTTATATTCAATTCATCGGCAGCTTTTCTTTTTTCTGGTGAAGCGTGACGATTGGTCATATTTACAATAATAAGATCGAGGTCTTTTTGGATGGTGTCATAATTATCCGGATCTCGAGGAGCGTATTTTCGAGGTTCGTTAGATGTCTCAGATGCCTCAGATGCCAACGAATTTTCGGATGATGCACCCGGAGAAGAAGAATCGGCGGTCGTTTCACAATCCTGAGAGGTGGTATTCGAGGTCATATCCAGAGTTGGGGAAGTCTCGGGAGAGGCCGACAATTCATCAACTTTATCTTTGATAAGATCAGCGAGGACCAAGACCGTAACGGTAACCAGCATGGCTCTTCCACAAATTTTAGCCGCCTTGACAACTTTGGGATGTACGACTTCAAATCCTTCCCAACCACCGGGGTGTAAATTGCCTTCTGTATCTTCATACTCGGCTGTGAAGGTGTTCTTGCATTTCGAGCATTTAACGGATTTGGGTGTAAAAACTTTAAGCGTTATTTCATTGCCGCAATTCGGGCAGACAAGCGTTGCCATAAGAACTCCTCTTCTTTAGGAAAATATTCGTTGAGAAGAGTATAGCACAGTACGCAAACGCTGTAAATCGCGGAAAGAGGTGATAAGTTCAAAATGGATTACTGGAAGTTCATGGAGCACGGGCTATTCGGGAAGGGCAGTGCGCGGAAGAACCACAAGTATTACCAGCGGGTCGAAGTAGGCACGGACCGGAACGGCAACACGGAATATTACTACTTCTATAGTAAGGAAGCATACGACAACTACCGGAGAAGCCGGGCGATCAGCAGAGGCGAGGACCTCGACAGGAATCCGACCCGCGCCCAACAGAAAGAGTGGGACAAGCAGAAGACTCTGAACGGCAAAGCCCGCCTTACCGGGGCATACCGTCGGGAAAGGCACCCGAACGGGCGTGGTGCGTGGGTGGCCACCGAGGAGTACGAGGACAAGGACGGCAAGCTGAAGCTGCGCAAGAAGTACATCTCGGGAGACGAGGTGACGAGACTGCGGAACAACATGTACCGAAAAAAGCGGGCCGAGGCAGAGACTGGCAAGGAAAAGAAAGCCCGCATGAAAGCCGCTAAGAAGCGGTACAACAAGAAAATGTCGGCGGCACGCCGGAAACGGGCAGTACAGAAGGGCGCACAGAGAGTGGCGCGGCTGCTGGGGCGGAAGCTGACATTGCAGGGAAAGTGAGGTGATAGTAAAGTGCAGACCTACAAAAATGAACTCTATCACTGGGGCATCAAGGGCATGAAGTGGGGTGTGCGGCGTTACCAGAACAAAGACGGCACCCTGACTGCGGCCGGAAAGAAGCACTACAACGGAGACGGGAATGCAGGTGAGGAAGCTGAACAGGTCGAGTACGCGCCGAAGCGGACTGGAAAAGATGCCAGTGCATACACGGATGAAGAGCTTCGTGCCAGAATCCAGCGTATGCAGATGGAAGACCAGTACCGTACCCTGATGGGCAAGACCGACATCCGGGTAGATGACCCGAATCGCGAATTGAAGCTCGAGAAAGAGCGGTTGCAGCTCCAGAAGGATGTGAAACAACTCCGGCATGATGTTTACGTTGGAGAAAGTTTCATTAAAGATGTTATGAAAGACGCTGGTAAGAAAGCTCTGACAGATGCGACAGCAAAGGCTTTGGGAGTCGGCGGACATACGCTGGTCGAAAAAGGATTCCATAACCCTGACCTCGCGAACATCATGTTTCCATTGAAAGATAACGGACAGAAGAAGGACGATAAAAAAGACAGTTGAAGTCTGGAGAAAATCAAAATGGTGACGAACTGAGCGCCGCCAGCGGCGGAAACAGCGAAGTGAGGAACTGGCCGGGGTCAGCAGGATGCGAACGGATGTGAGCAGACGCTGGGCACCCCAACTCGGGTTCCTTAGAAAGGATAAAGATGCCTAATACCTTTGGCTCCAGGCTGAAACACGCCTGGAACGCATTTCTGAACCGGGACCCTCCCCGGGTGTACGGAGGGGGCTACAGCTACCGGCCCGACCGGCCAAGGCTGAACCGGACGACCGACCGAACCATCCTGACGGCAATTTACGCCCGGATGGCGCAGGACGCCACAGCGATCACCATAAACCACGTAAGGCTCGACGAAAACGACCGCTTCGATGCGGTGTTGGACTCGGGCCTTAATTCATGCCTGAACCTTTCGGCCAACAAGGACCAGACGGGCAGGGCTCTGCGGTACGACATCTATCTCTCCCTGCTGGACGAAGGCGTCATCGCCATCGTGCCGGTGGACATCGACGAGGACCCGGTGACGGGGGAGACAGAGATCCGGTCGATGCGGGTGGGCAAGGTGAAGGAGTGGTACCCGGGCGATGTACGGGTGGAGCTTTACAACGACAGGACCGGGCAGAAGGAAGAAGTCATCCTGCCGAAAGAGCGGGCGGCTATCGTGGAGAACCCCTTCTATTCTGTCATGAACGAGCCCAACAGCACCGTCCAGCGGCTCATCAGCAAGCTGCGCATCATGGACGCCGTGGACGAGCAGGCCGGAAGCGGAAAGCTCGACCTCATCATCCAGCTGCCCTACACCGTGAAAAGCCCTGCCCGGAAAGAACAGGCGCAGGAGCGGCGGAAGACACTGGAAGAGCAGCTGGCGGGCAGCCGATACGGCATCGGCTACATCGACGCCACGGAGCATATCACCCAGCTGAACCGGAGCCTCGAGAACAACCTGCTGAAAAGCATCGAGTACCTGACCAACATGGCTTACAGCCAGCTGGGGCTGACGCCGGAGATCATGAACGGCACAGCGGACGACACTGTCATGACCAATTACGAGAACCGAGTCATCGAGCCCCTTGTGGCGGCTGTGGTGGACGAGCTGAAACGGAAGTTCCTGAGCCGCGAAGACCTCAAGGCTAAGCAGAGCATCATGTACTTCCGCGACCCGTTCAAGCTGGCACCCGTCTCGATGGTGGCAGAGATGGCCGACAAGTTCACCCGTAACGAGATCATGACGTCGAATGAGTTCCGTCAGATCATCGGAATGAAACCCTCGAAAGACCCCAAGGCAGACCAGCTGCTGAACAAGAATCTTTCTCCCAACGCGGGACAGGCGGCACAGATTGGCAGTGACCCCGCCACAAGAGGGCGAGAGGCTGTGGAGCAGATGGTAAATGAATCTTAAAAGAAAGGAGAAATCAAAATGGTGAATTTTGACTACGATTGCAGCGGCTGGGCGACGAAGGCGAACACGAAGTGTTACGACGGGCTGACCATTGCAGAAGACGCATTCAAGGGCTGTAGTGGCCAGACTGTGCCGATGGTGTACAACCACGACCACTCGAGCCTTGACAATGTCATCGGCCATGCACTGCTGGAAAACCGCAAGGGCGGGGTCTACGCTTACGCCAAGTTCAACGACACGCCCACCGGCCAGACGGCCAAGAAGTGCGTGGAGAACGGCGACCTGAACGCTTTTTCCATCTGGGCCAACGGTCTGCAGAAGGCCGGACAGGTGGTGAAACACGGCGTCATCCGGGAACTGAGCCTCGTATTGGCAGGCTGCAACCCCGGCGCGCTCATTCAGGAAGTGGTAAAGCACAGCGCTGACAATATGGACGATGAGGGCTGCGAAGCCTTTATCTTTAACGACCCGGGCAGTCTGAGCCTCGAACATGGCATGGACCCGGAGGGCAACCCGCTGGAGGAGGCCGTACTGGCCCACTCCGACGACAACAAGGAGGACGGCAAGATGGCCGAGGAAACCAACGGTAAGACGCTCGAAGAGGTCTACAACAGCATGACCGACGAGCAGAAGGAATGCTGCCATGCACTGGTGGGTCTCGCTCTGGAAGAGCAGGACGGTGACGGCGGCGAAGACGAGGAGGATGAAAGTGACATGAAGCACAATGTTTTCGACAAGGATGCGGGCAAGCAGACCGTGCTGAAGCACAGCATCGACGACATCAACAGCATCATCAAGGGTGCAAAGACCAGCGGCACCCTGAAGGCGGCCTTCGACAACGCCGGCGTGGAGCAGGGCGAGATCGATGAGCTGAGCCACGGCATCGACAATATCGACTGGCTGTTCCCGGAAGACCACCTGCTGGATACTACGCCCCGCATCATCGACAAGCCCGACGACTGGGTGAGCGTAGTGATGGGAGGCGTGAAGCACATCCCGTTCAGCCGCTTCAAGAGCATGTTCGCAGACCTGACCCCCGAAGATGCCCGCGCCAAGGGTTATGTGAAGGGCAATTATAAAATCGAAGAGATCTTTGGCCTGCTGCGCCGCTCCACCGGCCCGACCACTGTGTACAAGAAGCAGAAGCTCGACCGCGACGACGTGAGCGACATCACCAGCTTCGACGTTGTGGCATGGCTGCACAACGAGATGCGCTACAAGCTGAACCGTGAGCTGGCGCTGGCCTATATCCTGGGCGATGGCCGTCAGGCGGCAAGCGAGGACAAGATCGACGAGAACTGCATTCGTCCTATCTTCAACGATGCCGACCTGTTTACCATCAAGGTACAGGTGGCTACGACCGGCCTGAGCAAGGTGGAGGACAAGTACAAGGCCTTCATCAAGCAGGTCATCCGCAGCCGCAAGGAGTACCGCGGCAGCGGCACCCCGGTCATGTTCACTACCGAGGACGCTCTGACCGAGATGCTCCTGCTGGAGGACGGCATGGGCCGCCCGCTCTACGCCGACGAGGCTGCACTGGCCCGCAAGCTGCGCGTGAGCAAGATCGTCACTGTGCCTGAGATGGAAGGCCGCAAGGGCGCCAAGGGCGGTGATCTGGCCGCTGTCATCGTCAATCTGGCCGACTACACCGTGGGTGCAGACAAGGGCGGCGCTGTCTCCATGTTCGACGACTTCGACATCGACTACAACGCCATGAAGTACCTCATCGAGACCCGCTGCTCCGGCGCACTGACGACTCCCTACAGTGCTATGGCCATCGAGTGGGCGGCCTGATAGAGCGCTGTCACAAAACGAACCTCTCAGGCGCTTCGCGCCAGCTCCCTTATTAGGGGAGCCTAAGAAGAAAGGAGATTAAAAATGACCCTGAAACCTTTTTATGATCGTACCGAGGACGTACACGTGGGCGCATATGTCGCTTACGGTCACACCGACGGCAAGCTGTATGCTGACGCCGAGCACAAGGTGAAGGTGAGCGCCGCCGACCTTGGCCGCGCCTTCATGCTGGGCCGCCTTATCGTATGCGACGGCAAGAACTACTTTGCGCCCATCGCATACGCAGAGACCACCGGCGTGAATACCTATGACGGCACTGCCGCCAAGAGCTGGACGGCAAGCGCCGAGTAATTTTGGCGGCCATGGAAGTTAGTGTACACTGACTCTGGAATTGAAATGGAGTGACGAAGCAATGGCAAAATGGTTTGGAAAAATCGGCTTTGAAGGGCAGACTGTGGAGACAGCACCCAGCGTATTCACCGAGGAAATGGTGGAGCGCGAATACTACGGCGATGTGCTGGAGTGGGGCCGACAGCTGCAGGCAGGGGATGGAGTGAACGACAATGTCACGTTCCAGAACCGGCTGAGCATCGTGGCAGACCCTTTTGCCCACGAGAATTTCGGCTCCATGCGATACGCCGAATTTGGCAGCGTGAAATGGAAGGTGGCGGACGTGAAAGTACAGTACCCGCGCCTCATCCTGACATTCGGAGGGATATACCATGAGTGAGCAGAGACTGAGGCTGGACAGCATTCTCCGGAGGGTGCTGCAAGAAACTGTCGGAGAAATACATCTGTACTATCAGCCGCCCGCCAACCTGAAAATGCAGTACCCCTGCATCCGATACGATTTGAACCGCATCCGCAATGTACACGCTGACGGCCACGTCTATCTCCAGCACCCTTCCTACACGGTGACGGTGATAACCAAGACCCCGGACAGCGACCTCACAGCGGCCGTGTCACGCCTCGACCAGTGCAGACACGACCGCTCTTATATTGCGGACAATTTATACCACGACGTGTTCACTATGACCGTCTGAAAAACAAAAAGGAGGAACAAGACCTATGAGCAAACTGGAATGGGATAAGACCGGCGAGCGCCTGTATCATCTGGGCGTTGACCACGGCGTCGTTTTCCCGATGGTAAAGGGCAAGTATAGCCCCGGCGCACCCTGGAACGGCCTGACCGCTGTGAACGAGAGTCCTGACGGCGCAGACCCCAACGACATCTACGCCGACAACATCAAGTACGTGTCCATCCGCTCGGCAGAGAACTTCAAGTACACCCTCGAGGCACTGACCTATCCGCCCGAGTTCGAGCAGTGTGATGGCTCTGTCGAGGTGACAAAGGGCGTGAGCATCGGTCAGCAGAAGCGCTGCCCCTTCGGTCTGAGCTACCGCACCCGCATCGGTGCAGACGACGACCCCGAGAAGGGCTACATTATCCATCTGGTATGGAACAGCACCGCTTCGCCCTCGGACAAGAGCCACGAGACCGTGAACGAGAATCCGGATGCTGAGACCTTCAGCTGGGAGTGCGACACCACCCCGACTCAGGTGACTGGCTACAAGCCCACTGCCCACATGACCATCAACTCCACCCTCATCGAGGCTGCAAAGCTCAAGCTGCTGGAGGACAAGATCTACGGCACCGAGAACAGTGAGAGCACCCTGCCCACTCCGGACGAGGTCATCAAGCTGCTGGGCGGCGTTACCGAGGCAGCTTCCCCTAACGTGGGAGTCTGATAGGAAAGGACGATTAGAATGATCAAGAAAGTAATTCCGTACACCGACTTTGACGGCAATCCGCGCGTCGAAGAGTTCTGGTTCAATCTGACCAAAGCCGAGATGATGGACCTTGGCCTGAGCAAGGACGGCGGCTACGACAAGTACATGGAGCAGCTGATGCACAGCACCAAGGTGGGTGAGGCCATCGAGGTGTTCAAGAAGATCCTGCTGCTGGCTTACGGCAAGAAGAGCCTCGACGGCCGCAAGTTCGAGAAGAACCCTGAGATCACCGCAGACTTTGTGGCGACTCAGGCTTACTCCGACCTCTACGTGGAACTGGCAAGCGACCCGGACAAGGCCGCAGAGTTCATGAACGGTGTGATGGGCGCAGACGTCCGCAAGATGGTGGCCGAGAACGAGGCCAAGGCGAAGGCCGCCGAAGTTTCTGCCGCTGTGGCCGCAAACAACGCCCCGGCGCTGGCCGTGGCGGACCCGCAGTAAAACCTCTCAGTCTCGCTCCGCTCGACAGCTCCCCTAGTAGGGGGAGCCTTTGGCATATCGGGCCACTCTAAGCTGGATGAGAGAAGCCCAATAGGGCGTAAACGGCAGTGCGCTGCTACAGAGGGCGGGTTTCATAGAAACCTTATCTTGAAAGTGGAGCACTGCCGATTGCAAAACGAAGAACCCATATCAACTAAAAAACAAGCCTGACCGTCACGCCAGAGCCTCCCCAAATGGAGAGGTTGCTGTGCAGCAGACGGAGAGGGCTATGACAGGGAGAGTGACGAGATGCTGACCATCCAGATACCCGGTGAAGAATACTGGGATGCTGACCGGGAGGAATTCATCTGCCGGAAGGCCACAACGCTGGCGCTGGAGCACTCGCTGCTCTCTCTGTCTAAATGGGAAAGCAAGTGGCACGTGCCGTTTCTCGACGCAAAAAACGGGCTGACCCCGGAGCAGATGCAGGACTATGTGCGCTGCATGACCCTGAACAAAGGGGTTCCGGACGAAGCATACCGCCATCTGACGCAAGAGAACTGCACCGCTATTTATACATATATGAACGACCCGATGACCGCAACATGGTTCCGGGAAGACGAGAATACAAACAAAGCCGGACCCCGCTCAGGAAAAAGCACCGCAAGTGCCGTGACGAGCGAGGTCCTGTATTATGACATGGTGGAGCTGGGCATCCCGTTCGAGTGCGAAAAGTGGCACCTGAACCGGCTGCTGACCCTCATCCGTGTCTGCAACGAAAAGCATAAGCCACCCAAGAAGGTATCGAAGAGCGAACAGGCGGCCCGGAGAAAGGCGCTGAACGCTAAGCGAAAGAAAGAGCTTGGGACGAGAGGATAGCTGCTCTTTGTCTGAGCTGGACGAACAGAGTTCAATAGGGCGCGAAGGGGCTGGCACTGCTACAGAGAGAAGGTGGGTTCGTGTCCAAAGTTATTCTGTTCCGGCAGAAGGGCGGTTTCAAGAAGACGGAACGCTTCCTGAAAGGTGTCAGCGCCGGGAGACTGGACGCTGTGCTGGCGGGATACGGTCAGAAAGGCGTGGAAGCGCTGGCGGCGGCAACGCCCAAGAAGACCGGAAAGACGGCTGCCAGCTGGAGCTACCGGGTGGAAAAGGGCAAAGACAGCATCGCCATCATCTGGTCGAACTCGAACATCGTGGACGGAACGCCCATCGCCGTTATCCTGCAATACGGACACGGCACGAGAAACGGAGGGTACGTGGAAGGAGTTGACTACATCAACCCCGCCATGCGCCCTATTTTTGGCGAGATAGCCAAGAGAGCATGGGAGGAGGTAAGGCGGGAGTGAGCCAGGAGATAGACCAGCGTGTGGTCGAAATGCGGTTTGACAACGCGCAGTTTGAGAAAAACAGCCGGGACACCATGAGGACGCTGGACAAGCTGAAAGAGAAGCTCAGCTTCAAAGGCGCGGCAAAGGGACTCGAACAGGTGCAGGCCGCCAGCGAGAACGTAGACTTTTCCGGCATGGAGAAGGGACTGGACACGGTTCAGGCCAAGTTCAGCGCACTGGACGTCATCGCCTTTACAGCCTTGCAGCGCATCACGGACAAGGTGATAAGCACTGGCGAGCAGATGGTAAAAAGCCTGTCGGTGGACCAGATCACCAGTGGATGGGATAAGTATAACGAGAAAACTTCCAACGTCCAGACCATCATGAACGCCACCGGCAAGAGCATCGACCAGGTGAACGGCTACCTGAATAAGCTGATGTGGTACTCGGACGAGACGAGCTACAGTTTCAGTGAGATGACCAGCGCGCTTTCGCAGATGACGGCGGCGGGCGGCAAGATCGACAAGATGATACCCATGATCATGGGCATCGCAAACGCCACGGCGGATGCGGGCAAGATTGGCTTTGCGTTCCAGAGCACCATCCGAAACCTGACCCAGAGCTACAGCGCCGGGCATTTGCAGTTACAGGACTGGAAGAGCCTGAACCTGATGGGTACGGCGACGAAAGCCCTGAAACAGGAGCTTATCGACACTGCGGTAGAGCTGGGCGTCATCAAAGAAGGCGAAGTGACCATCGCCAGCTTTGAGTCGAGCTTGCAGAAGAAGTGGGCCAACACAAAGGTCATGGAAAAGACCTTCGCAAAGTATGCTTCCATGATGGAAGCGGCCTATGAGCTGACCCAGAAGAACCCGGGCATGACCAGCTCGGAGGCGCTGGAACAGCTGAAGGGACAGTACGGGGAGCTGGCAGAACGCGCCGCTCTCGCCGCCCAGCAGGCAACCAGCTTCGGGCAGGCCATCGACTCGACAAAAGACGCTGTCAGTTCAAAATGGATGTCCGTGTTCGAGACGATCTTTGGCAACAAGGAAGAGGCTACCGACACATGGACGGAGCTGGCGAACCGGCTGTACGACATCTTCGTGCCTTCCATCGACGCCCTGAAGGACAGGATGAAAGAAGGCCTCGACAGCGGCTGGCAGCAGATGCGGGACGCTTTTGGCGACCAGGCAGACGCTTACACGACGGTGCTGGAAAAGCTGGCACTGGCAAATGGCGCTGTGACCGAAGAGGCCATTGAGAAAGAGGGGAGCTTTGCGAAAGCTTTGCAGAAAGGCAAAGTGAACGCCGAACTCCTGACGACCAGTCTCAGTGACACCATCAAGACCTATGCAGAGCTGCTGGAAACGATGGATGAAGCCGACCCGAGATACCCTTACCTCCAGAAGGACTACGAAGCCTTTCTGAAGCTCAACGATGCGGTGGCGGACGGCAGTCTCGACCTTGAGCATTATGCAGAAGGGTTGACGGAGGTGTCAGGCCGGGAGCATCTGTTCAACAGCCTGTGGAACATCATGGACGCCATCGGGAAGGTCACAGGCTCTGTCCACGAAGCCTTCACCGAGATATTCCCGCCCACCAGCGGAGAGCAGATACACTCCATCGCCGAAGGGCTGGATGTGATGACCAAAAAACTCATCATCACGGATGAGAGTGCGGCGAACCTGAAGCAGACATTCAAGGGCATCTTTGCAGTGGTGAAGGTGCCTCTGACCGCCATGACGACGCTGGCGAAGACCGGGGCAAAGGCTTTTGGCGTACTGGTGGGCATCCTGCGGCCGGTTGGAGCAGTGCTGCTGAAAGTGGCAGGAAACATGGGGAGCTTTGTGTCCGAGATGCAGAGCACCCTGCTGGGAAGCGGGACGCTCAGCGAGAAGCTGGAAGCCATCGCGAAGAGCGCCAAGAAGCTGCTGGACCCGCTGACCACACTGGGCGACGTGCTGAAAAAGAGCATCGGCGAGAAACTGAGCGAAGCGAGGAAGGAAATTTCAAAATGGGCCGACAGCCTGCCGGACGGAGTGCGCGAGGGGGTCTACACCCTGCTGGGCATTCTGGAAGGACTGGGCGCCGGTACACTGACCGTGGCCGGTGTCATGGATGGAGCGCTGAGCGACCTGAAGAAAAGTGCGAACAAAGCAATCGGCACTGTGGCCGACTTTATCACCGGGCAGAGCAAGAACCTGAATGGGTATAAGGACGTGCTGACAAGCCTGCCCGCCATCGTGGGGGCTGCGGTGAGCGCCTTTGCCGAGGAGTTCAAGGGCGCTGCCGGGAACGTGGAGAGCGCGGCGTCCAGAGTCTACGAACCGGTGAAGGCCTTTTTCAAGGCACTGAAAGACGGATTCGACTCCATCAGCGGGACGGATATTTACCGATTCCTGAGTCTTCTGGACGTGGGACTGCTCTCCTACGCCATCGCACAGTTCGCCAAGGTCATGAACAGCCTGCGGAAGATGCTGGCAACGCCCCTGTCGAAGATGTTGGACAGCATTTCGGGAAGCTTCAACGCGCTGACGGGGGCTCTGAAAACATGGCAGAAACAGGAGAGCACCAAGATCCTCACGGGCATCGGCTCGGCCCTGCTGATGCTGGCGGGGGCCATGTTCGTCATGAGCCGCATCGACCCGGAGCGGTTCGTCTGGGTGCTGAGCGCTACGGTGGTGCTGATCGCTGAACTGGTGACGGCGGCAAAGCTGCTGAAACCTGAAGTGAAGGCCTTTGACTCTGCGGTGAGTGGACTCGGGTCTCAGCTGCTGAAAGCCTCGACGCTGTGGGGTTCTGCGGCGGCGCTGCTGGGACTGGCCGCGGCGACGAAGGCTCTGTGCTCTGGATTCGTGGCCATCGCGGATGCCATCAAGGGCGAGAACTTTCTCCAGAACCTCGCGGCCTTTGCGGCGGCAGTGGGCGGTATGTACGTGCTGACACGGAACATGGGGCTGCTCATTGCCACCGTGAAGGCCCGTGACCTCGTGGTAGGCGTTGCGACGCTGCTTGGCCTTGGCGCTTCGCTCATCGAGATGGGCATCGGACTGCGGATCGCGGCCGGTGCAATAAAGCCTCTGAGTGAGGTGAAGTGGACGAGCCTTGTGAAAGCCGTAGTAGGAATGGGCGCACTGACCGCCTACCTCACCGCGATGGGAAGCATGCTCGTGCTGGCACAGGGCGTGGCGGACACCATGCTCACATTTCAAAATGGACTCGCCATCGCGGCCATGGGCGGAGGCATGTGGGTGCTGGTACAGGGCGTATGTGCTCTGGCGGGGCTCATCGCTGAGAACGTAGACGACGGCACCCTGAACACCACGAAACTCGAGTACGCCGGAACGGCCATGAAGACCCTGATGATCCTCATGACCGCTATGAGCGTACTTTCCAGCAAGACGAAGCTCAGCTCGGGTGCTGCGGTGCTGGCCATGGCAGGGGCGATGAACGCGGTGGCTGTGGCTGCTGCGGCACTCTGTCTGATCCCCTGGCCTCAGCTGGGAAAAGCGGCTGCTGTACTGGTTGGGCTGAGCGGTGCGATGTTCGCACTGGGCAAATTTGGCTCAGCAGGATGGAGCGAGGGTGCAGGCATTTTCCTGATGGCGGACGCGCTCATGGCGGTGGCCGGGGCGTGTATGATGCTGAGCAAAGTGACGCTTCCTGATATGGCAAAGGCTGGAGGCGCTTTAGCAGTGCTTGCTGGTATCGGAATCTTGCTGAGCCGCTTTGCCGGCTCGGTCAACTTCATGGGCGTCAGTACCGGAATGCTGGCCATGAGCGCTTCGCTGCTGGTGCTGGCACCGGCTATCCAGCTCATCGGCATGGCAAAGCCGGAAGCAGTGAGTCAGTCGCTGTGGATATTCGCTGATACAATGATGGCGATGTTTGCAGGCGGTATGCTGCTGACCTGCATCCCGGAACTTGCGCTCGGGCTCTCGACTCTGGCAGCCGCCTTTGCCAAGTTTGGCAAGGGAATGCTCTACCTCGCCGGTGCGGGAGCAATATTCGGCGCACTGGCGCTGTTTGCCGACCCGCTGTGTACGGCCATCATCAACGCCGCGCCGGACATCGAGGATGCTCTGGTGGCTGTGGTGACGCTTATTTGTAACGCTATCAACCAGAGCGCCGAACCCATCGGCGAGGCCTTTACCACCCTGTGTAAAGTGCTCATCCAGACGGCCATCGACCTCATTGGCTGGGCATGGAGCGGAGAAGGCGGCGAAGGCAATGGCATCAAGGGCGCGCTGGAAGAGCTGGGAAAGAACATCTGGGACGGCATCCGGGACATCTTTTCGCCGTTCAGCGGCAATGGAAACTTTCAGCAGAGAAATGTGGCTTTCAAGTTCAACCCCGATTTCAAACCCCAGCGCATCAATGTCGCAGATGTCTTTACGTTCTCCGGTGCAAAAGACGACGCCGAAAAAGAGGGTAAGGAGATCGGTGGAAATGTCGCAAACGGAGGGGCGAAGGGCGTCGAGGAAAATAAAGCCCGCGCAACGGGTGCTGTACAAGGTATGGTGGACGATACCATAGATGCCGCCAAGAAGGGGTATGACATCAACAGCCCCTCGAAGGTTTTTGAAGAGATAGGCCGGTACATCACAGAAGGCCTTGCCATTGGCATCCAGGACCCGGGCGCTCTGAGCGGGGCGCTGGCAGCGATCCAGACCGTGGCGCAGAGCATCCGGAACGTCTTTACGACTTTCTGGGGCATCCACTCGCCGAGTCAGCTGGCGGAAGAGGACGCTTTGAACATTGCAGAAGGGCTCGCACTGGGCATGAAAGACCCGGAAAAGCGGGAAGAACTGCGGACGGAATCCTACAAAACAGCGGCAGAAATCGCCGCCGGCATCCGACAGGCACTGGACGAGGCCATCGAGGTCGCTCAGAACAAGACGGCGGCGCTCTACGATGCGATGCGGCGCAAGCAGACCATCGGACTCGGAGTCTCCATCGACCCTACGACAGGCCGGGATGTTCCGAACGCGCTGTTCTACGACTCGAAATACGATGCGGCAAAGAAAGAAGCCGAAAAAGCGCTTGATTCGCCCATCCTCATCCCCGGAAAGAATGACCTCACCGCAAGCCCGGAGCGGCAGAACAGCATCGTAGAGTCGGTAGCCCAGCAGGTCCTGAACGGCAAGATGTCCTGGACAGAGGCTGTCACGAAAGTTGGCACAGGACTTGTCTCCAACCTGAAAGAGAAACTGGGTGGTGCTCTTGGCCTCCCGACGGACTCGAAAGACCTCGAGGCAGCTATCCTCAGTCTATACGAGCCATATCTCCCCGACGACAGTACAGGCGCTTCCACTGCATCTTCCGGCAAGAAATCCTCGGGCAAGGGTAAGGCTCTGGCCGAGACCATCGCCGATAAGTACACAAAGGAGCTGAAGGCCAACAAGTACCTCCAGAATGTCGCCGACAAGGAATACAGCCTCTGGGAAGCAGGAGAAGGCGACACTGCTTCCATTGAAGCGCTCATCCAGAAAAAGGGTGAGACGCTGGCGAAGAGCATCGAGCTGCAGACAGCCCGTGTGGACATCGCGCAGAGACAGTACGACGAACTGGTCTCCCGGGTGGGAGCCGGCGACGACAAGACGAAGGAAGCCTACAACACTCTGCTGGACGAGAAGAAGAACCTCCTCGACTTACAGCAGGCGAGGTTTGAGAACACCTACAAGGCGGCCATCGAGCGGTACGAGATCGACGACAAGGTGGCTCAGAGCGAATACCAGCTCTGGGCGGACACCTACGAAAAGACCGCCTCCGTGACCGAGAAGAGCAACAAGAACATCGAGACCATCAACAAGCGTCTGGCCATCCAGAGCGAGAAGACCGCCCTCGCGGAAAAGGCTTGGGTGGAAACGAAGGATGCCCTCGGCGAAGCAAGCCTTGTGACCCAGCAGGCTTACCGGGACTATCTGGAAGCGCGGCAGGAACAGCTGGAGCTGGAAAACGAGCTGGACAAGGCGCAGCTTGCGGCATTTGACGACCTTTCGAGTTTCTATGACAGCCGCATCTCCATGGTGCAGAAGCGGATGAACCTGCTGGACAAGCTCTACAACGATGGCGACCTCAGAGGGCGGGAAGACGCCTATGCCAGCGCGGTGGAGCAGTACGGCGAGGGCAGCATCGAGGCACGGAGAGCGGCAACGCAGGGTACCATGACGGCCCTGATGGGCGTGAACAGCGCACTGACCAGCATGAGATGGCAGATGAGCAAGGTCACGGCCATGCAGCAGAAGTACCAGACTGCCCTCGAACAGGCCGGAGGCAACCGCTACGATGAGACTGTCATGGCCGCTTACGAGGACATGATGGAGACCCGCTCGACCTTTGCGGACTATGTGGGAAATCTGACAGACGCTCTCAACGTGAGCGATGCCACGAAGAAGGCCATGATGCAGTTCGGTGACGCCATCGCCCAGAACTGGAAGCCCATTCAAAATGGATTCATGGCGGTGGCCAAGAAGATGAACCCGAAGCTGGTACAGGGATTCTCTGACCTGTTCGGCCTCTACATGAAGGACGGAGCCAGCGAGACCGTGGCCGCTGCTACCAACACCGTCGTTGCCGCCATGAGCGGAGACTGGGCCAGTGCGGTTGCAAGTGGGCTGACTGCGGTGCTCGACGTAGTTGGCACGGACTTTGGCCAGACCCTGACCGAAGCCATCAGCACCGCGCTGAAGAATGCCTTCAGCGGAAACGGGATGTTCGCACAACTGCTGATGAAGCTTTTGGGAAGCATCGACCTCGGCGGAAGCGGAAGCTCAGGCGGCTTCCTCTCGAACATATGGCAGTGGCTCAAGGGCGCTGCATCCGCCGCAAAGAGCTTTCTGGGCGGAGCGTCGAAAGCGGCCGCAGGAGCCAGCGGAGCGGCAAAGATCATCCCGGTGCTGAACAGCGTAGGGACTGCCACCGCCAATGGGGCCTCCGGTGTGACCACCGTTGCCAAGGCGGCGGGAGTTGCCAAGGCAGCCGCCACCACTGCGGGAGCTGCCACCTCGGGAGTCCTAGCCAAGGCAGGCATGGGCATTGCCAAAGTCGCGGCAAGTCTCGGCCCGCACGGTCTGCTGGCTGCTGCTGTCATCGCAGGAACGGTCGCCGTGGGTACTGCTGTGGTGAAGAACTGGGACAAGGTGAAAGAAGCCGTAGGAAACGCATGGAGCTGGATCAAGGAGAAGGCTTCGGGACTCTGGGACGGCATGAAGAGCATCGGCGGAAACCTCATGAGCGGCCTTGCCACCGGCGTGAAATCCGCTGCCAAATTTGGCCTGAAAGTGGCTCTGAGCCCTGCTTATGCCATCATCAGCGGATTCAAGCATATCCTTGGCATCCACTCGCCCTCGAAGGTCATGGCCGGTATCGGTGAATACGTCATCGAAGGCCTGACCAGAGGTATCGTCTCTACCGAAGGCGAAGCAGAAAAGGGCATGGACGAAGTGGGCGGAGCTGTCATCCGCAGTGCGCTGGCGACGACAAACGCCATTGCAGATCATCTCTCGACTGACAACCATCCCAGCATCACCCCGGTGGTAGACCTTTCGGATGCGTCGAGGAGTAGCGCGTGGCTGAACAGCGCCTTTGCAGACCGGAAAGGAACCATCAGCATGGCGGCGACTGTGACCGGACGGATGGCACGCAGGGCCGAGACTCCCTCGAGAAATCAAAATGGATACGAAACTGCCCCCGCACAGACCCAGTCGAACCGGGATGTGGTGGAGGCCGTGAAGACCCTTGGCGAGCGCATCGACCGGGTGGCAGAGTCCGTGAAGGGCATGAAAGTCGTGATGAACGGCCACAAACTTGTCGGCGAGATAAAGAGCGACATCAACGACGCCGTGGGCGACATCATCGAGAAAGGGTGGTAAGGCGTGAGCATCCTTCAGACTGTTGTGCCGGAATGGGCCGACGGATTCACGAGCCTCGTGTTCCATATCCCCGCCGATGCACCCGTGAAGGTCATCCGGACAGGAGAGCTGAACCTTGTGCCTGCCGGGCCGCTTCTCATCGAGCCTTTCGACGAGAAGATAACGACACTGGATGCCGCTCCGTGGCACGGTACCATCGAGCGTACCCCTCTGAAAGACCGGGTCTTCGGGAATGCGGAGGGCAGCTGGGAGTTCTATTATGTCGCAGATGACCAGAGCCACACGTTCTGGGACTGCTACATCCAGATGAACATCCCGAAGGACGCCGACCGGTACATGACGACAGCCAGCACATGGACTTCGACCTATCACACCCTGCTCCACTGTTTACAGGGCCGGCGGATGCTGGTGGATGTGCCGGACGGAAAGGGGAACATAAAGACTTATAAGGGGCGATGCTGGGTGAGCGGCTACTCCGCAGACCAGAACGGGCAGATAAAAGTGACCATCTCATACAGCCTTGCCCCGCCCGAAGTTTCGTAAAGCGCAGTGCTCTGCTGTATTTTTGCAGCAGGGCATTACAGTTTACGAAAAAGATTTTTGAAAGAGCGCTTGCAGTGGAGGTTGAGAATATGGATATGCCGCACGGGATAACGATAGGAAGCATCCACACATGGAAAGACCTTTATCTGATACCGGTATGCCGCCCCATCGTACAGGCCCCGACCGAAAAGATCATGACCCTCGACATCGAGGGATTGAACGGAACGGCAGACCTTTCTCACAGCCTGACAGGGTATCCGGTGTTCAACGACCGGGAAGGAAGCTGGCAGTTTTATCTGGACACGGAGCGGTATCAGGAAGAGCATGGTTTCTACGGTCCTGTCGGCGATATGGCATACCGGGACACCCAGCAGAAACTGCTGGCGGAGATGAAAGCGCCGTTCCGGACGAAAGTCATCCTGGACGACGAGCCGCTGGTGTACTACATCGGCAGGGTATGGGTGAGCGGAAAGCCGTCGTATCAGTACGACCACGCAAAAATCACCCTGCAATACCGACTGTACCCGTTCAAATATCTCGTGAAAGAGCCGAACGGCGACTGGCTGTGGGACCCTTTCTGCTTTGAGACGGACCTTGCAACGCCGCAGATGAAGAATGTGGCGATAAAGGCTGGCGAAGAAAAAACTTTCACGCTGGTGGACTCGGACAAGCCTTCGGCAGTCTTTGTGACCAGCAGCGGAAAGGCAGCGGCAATGCTCGGAGACGTAAATGGAGGAAACTACACCCTTATCACCGAGGATTTCGCCACAGACATAGACGCCACGGAAGGCATCGAGAGCACAGAACTCGTATACTTCTTCCAGACACGCCAGCACCGACTTTCGCTGGAAGAGGTAAAGATGCCCGTAGCACTCATGGCTGGAAATTTCATCGGCAGTATATGGAACGGCAAGCTCACCGTGACACTTGGGGTAAGACGAAAAGGAAGCACTGTTTTGCTTGCGGCTGTCGTGTGGAAAGGCATGGTCAATGACTATTATGGCAAGACTGTGACCGTCGGAGGAGCAATGAAAGCTGCACTCGAGCCAAACACGAGCTACGAGTTCGTGCTCACGGGCGAGACAGAGGGATTTCTCGTTGGAAATGATAGCATCCGGCTGCTTGGCACCGTCACCCACGACGGTGAAGAAAAACCGAATGAGAGCAGTTATGTTCAGCTCAAAGCCGGAAGCACAGAGCTGAAAGAGGGCACCGGCATCCGGACATGGTTTGGCGGAACGATGAGCTTTTATGCCGGCGACGGTGCGGTTCTGACACCGGAAAAGACCGTGAACATCGGCACGATGGACGCTACACTGAACAGAAGCGGACGGACAGTCGTGGTACAGGCCGACGAGGCCGTCATGGTGAGTGTGGAATACAGGCCGGCATTTTTATAGTGTGCTACTACAGAGGGCAGAACGATATGAGATACAAAGTATACGCCGGAAGAGTGGCAGTGGACTTCAAAAACTCACTGGGTACACAGACAGCCCGCTTCCACTGGACCGAAAAAGTGCTTGTCTATGACTCCTACGGAGATTCGATTGAAGGAGAAGAAACAGACGGCATCCTCGCTGAACCAGAAGTGGAACTGGAAAACAAGGCGGCGGGTACATTCAGCTGCCTGGTGCCTTACCAGGTGGAGACCCGTTTCGGAACCATAAAAAATCCGTATTACAGCAATTTTCTCCTGGGCCAGACCTGGGTCATGGTGGAAGAGGACGAAGAGTGTATCTTCTTTGGCCGGGTAACAGGTATTGAAAAACAATTCGAGCTCGACCTCGAAGTCACTGCCGACGGCGTTCTGGACGAGCTGTCGCGGATGCAGACGAAGCTGGACGCCGGGAGTTACCAGACGACAAGCAGCTCCGGGAGCATCCTCGAGCTGATGATGCGCCCGAACCAGAGCGATAAGGGATACAGCCCCGTGAACTGCATGGAGCGGGGGCACGTGACTGTGGACAGCAAGAGCATCAGCACGGAGGAAAGCGGTACACAGGTCGGAAGCTACTGGAGCATCCTGACGACATATCTGCTAGAGCACAAAAAAGGAAGAGACGGATACCTGCGCCTGAGGCTTGCAAATGACCCGGGTACAGAAGATTATTTTTTCTACTACGACTACCTGAAGGAAGAGGATGTCCCGCGCACCGAACAGACCATTGAATACGGCGTGAACATGTTGGATATGTCTTTCGAGGAAAAGAGGACATCGGAACTTGTGAACAGCGTCACGGCACACGGCATACAAAAAGTGAAAAAAGGCTGGTGGATATTCTCCAAGACGACCTACGAGTCCATCTCCAAAAGCGCTAAAAATGATTTTTCCATTCTGGCCTACGGACTGAACTCGCGGCACATCTATGTGGACGGGCAGGCTTCGACAGAAGATTCCCTCTACAAAGCGGCATTGGAGGAGCTGGACAACTACAAGCAGGTCGTCGAGCCGGCGCTGACCATCAAGGCCTTTGACCGGCGAGATGCAGGTGAGAATGTGGACAAGCTGGGATTCCTGCTGAGCACCCGGATACTCTCGACCCCCCATGATATTGACCGGTGGATGGCCTGCACGAAAGTAAAACTGCCGCTGGATGCAGTCAACAGTAAAGAGTTCACCTTCGGACTGACGAGCAAGAAGCTCTCAAGGCGATTTGACAGCCTTACCGCGGTAGTCAGCCGGCTGAAAGATGCTCTGAACGGTCTGGTTGGACACGTCAACGAGATAAGCGAGACGAGCTGACCTTAAAAAGCAAGCGAAAGGAGGAGCGGAATGACCTACGATGAAGTGCTCGCATTGCTGAAAGAAGAGGTCACCGGTGTCCGGAAGGCCATCTACGGCGTGGAAGTGCGTGAATACATTGCACGTTCTATGGAAGTCGTCATTGAGATGGTGCGGCTGGGTATCGAGCGGATGAAAGAACTGGCCTCAGATTCAAAAAACAGTGCAGATGCCTCGGCGAAAAGCGCCGCAGAGTCAAAGAAGAGCGCGGCAGAATCGAAAGCATCGGCCAGCCAGTCGGAAGCCAGTGCGAACCGGAGCGAGGCAAGTGCGGATGCTTCCGCAAAGAGCGCAAGCGAATCTGCCGCAAGCGCCGCAGCCGCAAAGAAGAGCGAGACGAATGCCAAAAGCAGCGAGGACTCGGCAAAGCGATATTCGGACAAGGCGAAAAACGTCATTGCAGAAGCCAAATCGGAGTATAGTGGCGGCTACTACAAGACCTATGACCTGACGGCTCTGAAGGGCAGCTGGAAGAAACTTTCTCCTGTCAAGGGGCCATACCAATACTATTGCGACATCGCAGTCCCCGACCTGACGGAGAGACATTCTCCATTCTGTTCGACCGGGCTGGAAAGCTATGCAGCAGCAGTGGCAGCAGGGCTGGCGAATGCGGTCGAGACGCGAAATGGCGCGCTCCGGCTTTTTGCCATCCGGGTGCCGGCGAAGGACATCGAGCTGGTGCTGACGATTTTTGGGGTGGGGACGACTTCTTACGAGCTGACCCTGCCCGTCCGCGACTGGGTCAAAATGGAGTCTGCCATCGGGCCGAACCAGTATTACTGCGATGTGGAAGTGCCGGGATGCCTTTCGACCCTGACTCCGCTGGGGACCACCGCTCTCGAGAACTTCGAGGCGGCTTCTCCGGCAGGGCTGGCCAGCATGATAGAGACCTATGACGGCTATGTGCGCTTTTATGCCGTGCGGAAGCCGACGGCAAACATCGACGTCATCGTGGCGCTCATCAAGAAGGAAGAGCCGGTCAACACCCCTGCTACCCGGGACAAGCTGGGTCTGGTCAAGATAGGCGACGGCATGAACGTGACCAGCGGCGGCAGCATCTCGACGAGAGCTGCGACCGACAGCGAGTTTGATGCCATGATGGTTCGTGTTTTCGGGGAGGGATGACGAATGGCGGGAGAAGTGATATCTGCAAAGCTCAGCCAGCTGGAAGCTTTTGGCATGAAGGTCGTGACTGATTTTGCCGCCCTGACGGCACGGGTGCAGAGCCTCGAAAGAGCCGGAGGACAGCCGAATATCATCGAGAAGATCCTGGTGAACGGCATTCAGCTGGCTGTGGACGGAAACAAGGCGGTGAATTTCAGCGTTCCGACAAAAACATCTCAGCTGAAGAACGACACCGATCTTCAAAATGGAACACAGGTCAATGAGAAGCTCTCGACCAAGGCTGACAGTGGGCATGACCATGACGGGCGATACTTCACCAAAGAGCAGGTGAACAGCGCCATTGCGGGGAAAGCGGACACCGGCCATACCCATGATGACCGGTATTATACGGAAGCTGAAATGGATGGTAAGCTGGCTGGAAAAAGCAATACAGGGCATACACACAATACCATCAAGGATATTGGTGATGGTAGAACACTTAGTTTTGCATACTCAAAAGACGGTCTTGGATATGAAAGTTATTCATGGCTCGCCGGATGGAATGGAAACGAACTTCGGCCTGTACATAAAAGACAATTTGCTACTGCGGGCCATACCCATGATGACCGGTATTACACCGAAAGCGAGATGGATACGAAGCTTGGCGGCAAGGCGGATGCGGAACACTCTCATGATGACCTGTATTACGCCAAAAGCGAAGTGGACGCCAAGTTTTCTGACGTGGCAGCGCCGGCATGGGACAGCATCAGCGGCAAGCCGACTGCTTTTACGCCGACTGACCATACCCATGATGACCGGTATTATACGGAAGCGGAGATCGACCAAAAGCTGCAGGGACTGCCGACCGCAGGACATAAGCACACAAAGTCGGACATCACAGACTTTCCTGCCCTTGGCACGGCTGCGGCAAAGAATGTGGGCGACTTTGCAGCGGCCAGTCACACGCATAACTATGCTGGTTCGTCCAGCGCGGGCGGTGCGGCAAACTCAGCCAACAAACTGAACAAGAACGCGGGTTCTGCTACGCAGGGAGTATACTTCAAGGATGGTGTGCCGGTCGCTATGCCCCACACGCTGGGCAAAAGCGTGCCTGCGGATGCAAAGTTCACGGACACCAACACCTGGCGCGGGGTGCAGGACAACCTGACCAGCACGGCCACCGACCAGAGTCTGAGCGCAAATCAGGGCA